GATCTGTTTGACCTCCAGTTGGTTCTGCTTGAGGTGTATCGAGTTCTTTCATGTAAACAATAAGTTTACCGTCATTACTTACCTTAACACGATAAGTTTGTCCACTTGGAGCTACAAATCCAATATAGTCCAGTTTATCTAAATCATCTTTAGTCATGCCTTCATCTCCTGGGTCTGGGTCTTCACCTCCACCACCTCCAGATTTGTTAATCCATACGAGGCTGCCTTCACTTTTAATATAAAGTCTCTGGGTATCGGTACACCACAATAATTCATTATTTAAAAATTTATCTTGATTATCTAATAGGTCAGTATACTTACCAGCCTTAATACATAAATGTTTAAGGTTAGGTATCATAGTTTCAGAGTATGCTGGATACTCAGGATCTCTAGCCGTATTAGTACCTATATATTTTAAGTTCTATTCTTCTGTATATTCTACAGGCTATTCTGGTTCTACACTAGTAATAGCATCAGCAGTATTATTAGTAAAATCTCCAGAACTTAATTGATTGTTAAATGCATATTCATACTTTCTTATCTGTTGTTGAATAGCATTAACTGCCTATATCAAACTCTATAAGTCTTCATTCACATATTCAGGAATTGACTTTTCAGAGTCATCTGCCCATATGTCATTAGTATCTAAAGGCGGAGTATCAGATATAACAATATTAGTACCTCCATCACCACTCCCGCCTTGCACTACTGACCAACCTCTACTATTATTTCTATTTTCCCAGCTGATTAATTGGTAATAAGCCTATGAACTCTGTACGAACCACCTCTAACCTATAGCATCATTATTAGTATTATCTTTACTTTCGCTAAGTATAGAATCAGAAATAGTATACAGATCACTAGTAGTAAAAACCTATTTATGCCCAGAAACCTATGTCGCATTAACTGCTCCATAGGCCTTAGGGTTATTACTACCAATCTTCGACGGGAATGTGATTATACTCTCTGTCATTTAAAGTTTAGTTTAGCATTAGTAAACGCTCCTGGATTAGCAGAAGTATATACTCTCATTGTTAATTTAAGTCCTGTATCAGTCGTGAACTATTCTTCACTATAAATGAATGCTTGTGTTATATTATATGCATCATTCTAAGTAATAGTAGTTAGTTTAGGAAAACTACTAGGATACTTATATACAAAGTACTCACTACCACTTGTTGTTACATTAGAGATAGTTAAATTATTAGAAGATACTAACTATTTATTTAATTTTCCATTTACTCCATAATATACAGGATATAAGAAATTAATCTTACTACTTACAGTTTCTTCATCATCTCCTGTAGCTGGAACTAAAGAACCGTCTATTATTTCATATCCAGTCTTGGGAGCTTTAAGTGTAACATAATAATTAGCATTAGATAACACTTCTATTTCTACTGTAGGAGATTGTACTCCATCAGATGTCAATTCGTCAAACACATTACTCTCCATAGTTTCTGGATCTTTATGGTTATTTTTAGAATTCCACATATAGCTACCTGTCCATCTATATACATCCCCTACCTCTGCATTTATTGATAAAGAAGTACTAGTAGTACCAGTTCTATTGTTCATCCATGTTACTAACATAGTAGGTTTGACTAAAGGAACATTTGTTTCCATATCTCCTCCACCAGTACTTTTGACTTCGCTCCACTACGCATTCTATCTAGCGTACTACTTACCATCAATGGGAGCTTCTTCTATTCCGTCTCTTACTTGAAATATGTTATAGATTACTCTGCCATAAGAGTATTCTGGTTCTTCATAAGGAGTAAATAGATTACATACAGTGAAGAGCCCTAGAGGAGAATCTACGCCTATATGTCTATTACAATGACAGATCATAGCTTTCAGCATCTACCGATCTTGAACAAAATCTACTTTACTAAGTAAATAGGCTAGTTCATTTACACAGATAGATGCTAAAACATCTCTGTAATTTATTTTAACAGAGTATCTCAATTTATTATCTACTTTTGTAACCATTATCCAAATTTTATAAATTTAGCTGTGAATCCGGAATCATACTATATATTAAGGCTTGATGCGGCCTCGCCAGTCATAGGGCAAACTTGTATTAATTCGTCTACAGGCATGGCCTTAAATTTGCCATCGAAGTCAATGTATGTAGTTGGTACTTTGATTTTAATTAACTTAACAGCATTAAATTTTTTTTCTAGTGCTACTCCATAATAAAATTGACCATTGTATACGAAACCTCTAGGCAATCCTGTAATTGATCCAGTAATAAGAACTATTTTTACTGTATCATCTTCTATACCTGTTACGTTCACAAACGTATATTCTGACCAATTTGTGCGACCAACATTAGCTAACCATCCTTCTGCAACACTAACATGCCCATATGATCCTTTACCTACAGTTTCGTTTGGATCCAAGTTAAGGGTAATAATACTTGAATTATTACCAATAAATCCAAATCCCGAATGATCTCCTTCTACCAAACTTGTTGTTATTTCAAAGGATCCTTTAATAGTAGCATTGGTTGCTACCATTTTACCAGTTTCACCATTTATATAGAAATTAGGTGAAAAAGATCCGCTATCAGGACTTGATGGATTAAAATTCTCATATGCGTTAGTACTAGATCCAGAAGAATCCACACCTTGTTGACTAAACATGTAATTTCCATTAAACACGAATTTACCTAATGTACCATTATTTGCAATCAGTAATTTCGTATATATAGCTTCAAATTTTTCCATAGGTATCCACGTAGCATGCTCACCATATTGCTCATAGTCATCTGCAGGAGTCTTACCATCATTCTATGAACCAGTCCAACTAGTGGTTACGTTCATAACATAATATGTTTCTCCATATAATACGTATGGTGCTTTAGTATCAGTAGCTGTATAAGTTACTGTAGCATCATATATACCAGCAGGATATACAATTCTACCATCTCTACCGTCTTTTCCATTGGTACCATTAGTACCATCTGCTCCTCTAAATAGACTCCAAGTATAGACCATTGCATCTGTACTTTCAGATGCTGTATCTTTATTTACTGCTATACCGATATACTTAGTATTTTCATTAGGTATATCATATATAGTACTAGATGAAGAAGTAGGTATAGTATCAGCGTACTTAATCCAAGTGTATAATGTTTTACCGTCTTCTCCAGCAGGACCAGGTACTCCATCTTTACCAGTTATCTTTGACCATGTATAATCACTAGGATTATTGCTTTCTGATGCAGTGGTTTTATTGTAAGCCAGTCCAATATAACTCTTGCCATCTGGACTATTACTTATACCAGTACCATTAGCGTCTTCAGCATATCTAATCCATGTGTAAAGAGTTATACCATCAGCTCCTGGATCTCCAGGTACTCCCTAAGGTCCTTCATTACCTTGGTCACCTTTATCTCCTTTATCACCTTTGTTCTTCTACCATTTATATACTAATGGATCTTGTGAATCTGCGACTGTATGATCAGAATAAGTTCCTATATATGCTTTACCTACTGTAGAACCTGTAGTTGTAAAACCATATACCTAAGTAACTGCTCCAGAACTATCAGTAACTACTCCGTCAGCAAATGCTATATGTACATAAGCAGAATCACCGGCTGGACCTTTAATACCACCTATATTATTCCATCTTAATCCATCCCATACATATAAATCTCCATTTACTACGTAGGCATCTCCAGGTTGAGCTGATTCTGGCAATTGATCTTCTGATGCTACTTCTCCTTTTATATTAACAGATGTACCATCATTCCCATCCTTACCTGGTTCTCCTTTCTCTCCCCATTTTGCCCATAAAGCAGGATTACTAAATTCACTCCAAATTCCTTCTTTGTACTTTCTAACACATACCCACTCATACATGTTATTCTCATTTACACCAGTAGGATCATCAGTCCATCCTTCAGGTACAAAGTCATCTTCTTGACTTACTTCTGTAGGTCTATCCGGAGATAAGTTAGTAGTAGTTCTTTTGTATATATATTCTACTCCATCTCCATCTTTACCGTTAGCTCCCCATTTAGACCATACTGTTGGACCATTCCAATCAGACCATAAATCATCAGTTTTAGTTCTGACACACATCCATTCATACTGATTAGATTCACTTACACCAGTAGGATGATCTGTCCAACCATCTGGCACACTACCATCTTCATTTACACTACTAGGCTTATCAGAACTATTTGGTACTCTATTAGATACCTTATAAATGAATTCTATTGATTTGCCATCCTATCCATCTTTACCGTTTTCACCAGTTATCCTAACTGGCGTAGACCATTCCCCTTGAATAGTTCCAGCAGTCTAAAATACTGCCCATGACATCCAGATGGTACCAACCATGTTTTGATCTGTTGTATACCAGCCTGTTGGAGGAGTAAATACATTAGTATCTGAATTCCAACTACCACCCACGGGTTTGCTTGGTGTAGTTTCACTAGACTTAAAGACGAATGCAGTAAGATTAGATGAAACATTTGTCCCATCTTGACCATCTTTTCCAGGATCCCCTTTCTCACCCTTGAATTCACGCCACTTACCTGTAGACTAATCAATAGCGTTGCTAGCATTAAATTTGTAGTGTTTATCTGTTGATATACAATAAGATATATGCCCTTCATCAATGTCCTCATCACGAACATTCTTCATTTCTTCTAGGGTATCGAATTGATCTCTGGCGAAATTAGGTAGTTTACTTCTATGTTCAAAGTTATCTATAATTTGTATCATATATCTTTTAATTAAAGATTATTTTGTAATTTGTTACTGTAGATGGCGTTTTGAGAACATATACATAATACATCTCGTCATTAATTGCTATCTCAGTATAAACATAAGAACCGTTCAAATTCTGATTACTCATATCTCTGATATCAGTTAGCATACCAAATGCTTTTGGATATGCATAACAGTTCTTCTAAGCATTCTGTGTAAATGTAGGAGTAGCGTAAGTCTTAGTATTCTTTATAATATCACCACTACTAAGTTCTTTCACTAGTTCTTCTGTAGGTACAAAGTTACTAGGAACTACTCCAAAGTATGATGGATTAACAAATCTTGCTGTAACTGTACCAGTATACTCGATTCCATCTTTAGTGGCTTTGATCACATAATCAGTATCTACACCTACATCTAGGTATGTCTTACTAGTCTATGAAGGAGCTACAGACTCTCCATTAATAGTTAATGTATCAGGTGTAGCAGTCGTAGTACCTTGTACAAATGACCATCTAACAGTAACTGAAGAAGTAGTGCCTTTCTTATATACTCCACCTCCACTAACTGTAAATTTATATGGGAACATAGCTTCTTCCAATCTCTTTACTCTTTCTTCTAAATCACTAAGGTCTCCTCCACTTCCTGTACCTGATTCCTACCAAGTACCATCAAATGTAGCATCTCCTTTATTACTTATAGTACCATATGCCATAGTATCTGTACCTACTACAGTACCTGCATTTAAAGTACCACCTTTGAAGTATATTGCACACCCTTCTGGTATAGTAATAGTACTACTACCTAAGTAGAAATCATACTCTACTACGTATAAGGTATTAGCTTGATTGAAGTCTTCCTATGTGATTATATTGTCTTTTCTCTTGCGTAGTATAACATAACCCATACCGCTATTCTGTGTAGGGTTATACTCTTTATTTGCAAATTTAATACGTAGATTCTCATCTACCATTAAATCCTCATTATCAGCTGTAATTATGCTTAATGGTTGCCAATAGGTCTTATTGTCAATACTAATGTTAGCTGGTACATCTTTAATGGATATGAAAGATCTATATGCAGAGTCATATACTAAGCATAGTCTATCATATGTTCTAGCACTATCGTGTAGACCATCTGTTGTTAAGGTTACTTTACCAAGTAATTTTGTGTATTCCATTGTAAAACAGTTTAGTATCAGGTTTATTGAAATCCGTAACCTCTTTATCATGGAACGTAATCTATTGATCAGCTGGGTCCACTTCTACTTCAGGATATTTAACATAGTCAGATATTATTACTAAATTACCTTTGTAATCTACAGTTACATAGAAGAATTGATTAAGAGGTTGGATGCAGTTTTTATTACAGGGAACACATCCCGTTAAAGCACACTTTACATTCCTAGCATCCATTATTATCACATTTTTTATTAACATTAACGCCCATTAAGCGCACCAAATCTAAATAATATTGCATAGCTTCTTTATTATGAGAAGTAGCAATAGCCTATTCTAAAAGCTGTCTTTTAAAGACTAATATCATTACCTTCTGCATTTGCTTATCATCTAAGCAAGTATTACAATAACTATGTAACATCTTTATCTCTGCTTCATATAACGTATTAGGATCGTAGATTATGCCATCTATGTAATCGTTAACATAATTCTCTGTAGTACAATATAATTTGATATACTTCATGTTAGAATCAAAGCTACTAATTATATCAGAAGTAATAGATACCTCATAAGCATATACAGTAGTAACTAGCTCTGGTTCACCTTCTCTAACAATTGGAGTTACAGATATGGCACTATTCGTAGAATCAAATACATAATCTTGCAGCTTAGGATCATCACTATACAGGTTCTTAATATTACTGCATTCATTTATGTATACTATTACTTGTGAACTATTGGTAATGGATACATCTGCTATAATATTAAATTTTAGTATGTTATCCTTTATATTTGCATCAACTATTTTATTCATATTATAAAAATAAAAAAAGTGGAGTGGGAAGGAATAATCCAACCCGCCCCACTTAGTTATTACAGTAATTTATTATTAGGCTGCTTTACCTGCGATAAATGCTTCGATACCTTTAGCAACGATAGAGGTAGCAAAACCACTTGAATGCTTAACATACAGTTCAGTAGTAAGCGGAGTAGTTTTGATATATTGGTTATCGTTACTCAGATACAAATTATCGTTTTCGATAGTAATGTAGTCGTAAGTTGCACCTTCTTCTACCATTCTAGCCTGTTCTACTTCAGGATAAGCTCCAGTAAATACATGACCTTGGTAGCCCATGAAACGTACTTCAGCATCACGTACTTGTTTCCAGTAACCTTTACCAGGATTACCAGGAGTCTTAACGATAGTAGCACCAGGGATTGCAGTAGGCTGATTAGCCAGCAATGCACCAGGAACAGTAGTATACAAGGTAGCCTCCATGCTAACTACAGAGTATTCACTCAATGAGTAAACTCCTTCATTATCGTCTTTTTCCATAGCTGTCAAAGTAATAACAGCAGCAGAAGCCTGAGCTTGGATTCTACGATTTTTGTGTTTGTTAATCTTCTTAACAATAGCAGCTGCCAAAGCTTCAGCATCAGCAGAATCAGCATATACTTCATAAGTATGTGTGAACTGACCTGGAGCTTCATAGATATCTTTGTAAACCATTCTCAGAACATATCTATGACCAGCAACGATAGTAGCGTCAGTCAAAGTAATAACAATTTTGTCCTGAACAGGTGCTACATATTCACCAATAACTGCACTCGGTTTAGAAGCTTTTTGGATTTCATTACCGAATTTAATATTAGCTTTCTGAGCAACTGTACCATTTGGCATAGTTACATTAATCTTATTTTGAGCAACTCCTACGTAAAGAGAAGTAGCATTAACTGCATCAGCAGCAGTCTTAATGATAGCTCTATTCTGGTCGAACAAAGCAACGTCGCCTGCACTCAAAGCATCAGCAGTTGTATATGATGCTGGCAGATTTTTACCGATTAGAATATAATCTACGTGTTGTAACATTGTATTAAATTATTTTAGTTTAACGATGCGCGCTCATATCAACTTTATTCATCTTCTACTTTCCTTATTTCAGATTTCCACGTCGATGAACGCTTTTTTATTCGTCAGATTTATCTGACTATTTAGTTGAAGCCGCTTCTGACAGATATAGTCTAACTGCCGCATCAACAATTTCTTGGTGAGTTACTTCTGGTAACTCTGTATATTCTTTTACCAAATCCTTACCTAAATCTTTTGCATTTCTTAAGTAAGTAAGTATATACTTAGTAATACCATAATTTCCATCAGTAATCAAGACTATTTTGTTCTCCGTATATAAGCGAACAGGTCTGGCTTGATTGTGGTGGAGGTGGTATTCTGACAAACTATTTTCTAGAATTCTGTCTACTGTTTCTATGGTAGCTTCTAATACGTCCCTGGTTCTAACTACTAACAATGGGCAAGCATTAGAATAAATATCAATAAATGTTTCTTCACCTAGTGCAAACAAATAGTTATTTGGATAGCTAGTTGACCATCTATTATCCTCTACCATAAAGTCAGATTTAGTATAGATAGTCTTATCTACCAATGTACGTAATTTATCAGTTATCTCTTGATTCTGCTGAAATACTCTATACAACTATTTCACATACTCATCTTTAGCACGATTTATATATGAAAAGATAGTATCTGAATTAAGTTTAGTAGTAGTATTATACCCAGGTATTAAAGTCTACAACTATCTTTCAAACTGTATTTGAAAATCTCTCTCACGCATAATTATTCAGATAATTGGTTTAACTATAACTTTCCAGCAGTTCTTTGTGATTCTATATTCTCTAATGCCAGTACTACAGCTCTGTTTATTACTTCAGTCATTACATCATTAGGTAAATCTAGCTCTTCGTCTGGCTTAGTATAATCAAAAGGAGTAGGCTTCTTTATATAAGTAATATCAACAGCATATTTATTATCTGTAGGTCTATATAACTCATCTTCCATCAATATAGGATCAACATATATTAACAGTTGATTATCCTCTATTGCAGATACTGGGTATTCTACCCATGGAGTATTATTATATGTCTACTTAAATAATCCAGCTGTATTATGATCTACTAGTAAACAGTTAGTAGGATAATTACCATACTTCAGCATTACACTCCATATAGTAAGTCTTTCTCCGTCCTTGTGCACATTATCTAATACGAATTCATTAAATTCGCTTCTATTAGCAGTTACATTCTTATCTGTACGTACTAATGCATCTAGTTCTGATATTCTCTATTGAGAACCTTCAAATCCTACTTTAAGTACATTGTTACCACTAATCTTATTACTTATGATCTCATCCTATCCTTGGTTAAGAAATAAGTCTATTTCCTATGGTAAAAATGCGGGAGCACCACCGAAGGCAACCCCCTAAGCATTCTTATCAAGGATAACTTTAAACTAAATATGTGCAGTACGATTATTCATTATTTAGACTTAATTTCATTAAGAATTGCCATCTTAATATCATTATTCTTTTTATCTTTCAAATAAGCAACTACATCATCAAGACCATTACCAATCAAGTCTGTTCCAAAATAATAGTTAGCTCTATTCTTTCTAATAATGTTTTTAGAGATAGCTTCTTCGATTACGAAGTGAATTTCTTTATTAGGGTTTTCAACCCATTTCATCATAAAGTTCTTAGGTGAGTTTTCGATCTGTTCAGTCATCTTAGCTTCAATAAGCTCATTAGACATAGTATCAGATTTAATACCATACAGTCTCAAACACTTACGCATATCTTCAATAGACATCTTATCCATCTCTCTATATGCATCACGTTTAACTTTATTGATCTTGTTAGCTTCTTCAGCTTCACTATCCTTATTAATCATTACATAGTCACTAGATGGTTTAATGTTATTAAGACCATTAGCTACTCTTTTATGACTTTTAAGGAACAAATATTGCAGTTCATCGTAAGGATTTTCTGTGTGCAAGATCAAATCTTTTTTACCAATCTGACATGCAAATGTTTTCCAATAATTACTATTTGGAGAGAGTTCTCCTTCCTGATAACCAATTTCTTTTTCTAGACGTCTTGCTTGTTCTTCAGTAAGACCTGTGTAACGATTACCTGATCTTGTCCAATAAGATCCAACATAATCAAAACATGTGGGCCATTTAGTAATCCCGGTCCAAGGATTTGTTTTAATGATTCTAACGATTACTTCCATAATATCAAATATTAGATTATCTAGTTAGGTGGGGCCCGAAGGCCCCTTTATTTTGGATTCCAGAGTGTAAATTACTCTGCTTCCATGATAAGTTCACCACAAGCTCTTGGGTCTCTCAACATGATACCCATTTCGCCCAGGAAGTAAACGGTATAACCGTCCTTACCATTAGATCTCAGAGTATTGATTGATTTACCATAACCTGACGGAAGAACAGCACCACCAGTAGTCCAAGTAACGAATTCACGATCTTTACGAACTACTTTTACGATGTTAGCTTCACCATCACGTCTACCAAGATCAAGGAATGTCATACGATATGATTCCAACGGTTTCTTAGTAACCGGATGCAGTTTACGGTTGTACATCAGATCATCATACAATGGGAAGTATTTCAATGTGAGTTCAATGCCATTAGTCATCTTGAATGTTTTGAACTGACCACCAAAAGTAAGGTTATCGCCAGAACCTGTTACAAATACTGTATCAATCAAGTTCATGTTAACAACTTTTTCTTTCAGGATTCTGTCGAATTCTCTCATACCCATTTCACCAGTCAAGGCAACAAACTTACGTTCGTTAGTACCAAGTACATTGTAAGACAGGTCGAACAAGAAATCTTCCAACAGTTCTGCAGTCAATTCAGTGTAATAACGTCTGTTAGATGGAGCAATCTGTTCCAGCAAACCAGCACCGATAAATACCGGACGACCGTTAGTACCTTTCAAGTTACAAGAACCATCTTTGTTTACATTATTTTTCATGTAAACCAACATTCTTTCACATCTCTTATACCATTCTCTCATGGCTTTCCATTCCTGATAATCTGCCCACAGATAAGATTTCTTACCTGTTTTCGGATCCTGCAATGCAATTGCCATTACAGTAGAATAAGCTGAACCAGTAATATCATAGTTAATACGAATTGTCGTCAGATAATTACGCATTTTAAAATGAGTACTATAGTTCAGGATATCACCTTCTTCACTGTATTCTTCTACAGCAGAAGCAAGACGAGATACTTGACAACCCGGAGTCAACAGATCTGCAGGAATATAAGATGACGGCTGACCATCAGCTACGAAACAAGTGTACACCCAAAGATTACCATCTTGGTAAGGAGCACCTGCTACACGTACTTGGTATTCTTTATCATCAAATTCCAAGATTGCAGTAGGACCGAACCAGTTATCTTCAAGCCACAATTGGATAGGAGTATTTCCCAGACCCGGTGTAGAATCTGAAGTAATAGCTGCACCATTCCATCTTGCATCTCTAATAGTTACTGCTCTGTCAGCATCAATCATTACGTTCCATTCCCAGCTCGGTTGGTCAATAGTCATTACGTTACCAAGACCACCTGTCAACATATCCAGGGAAGTGTTGTAACCGCTATCCTTAGTTCCAAATACATAAGACAATACGGTAGCAACCTGATATGGATTCTATTGTGAAGCTGCACTGATCTTAGCAGTGTCAATCAAGTCTGAAAACCATTTACCTTTGTATAAAACTAAGTTATTTAGAATATTATTATCCATAAAATACTAGTAATTTTAATTTATTTAGTTTATTATTAATTTGTACGCAACTGTTGCGCAAAAGACTTCCACATATCTGTAGTGCTAGTGTTGTCCGTTTTCTTTGTTCTCCTACTTACACCAGTCTTATTCAGACTACTCTTAAACTTATTGATAGCAGTATTAGAACCTTCATTCTTAGCTGCTTTCAGTAAAGTATCACCTTTCATAGTGAAGTAAGCGGATTCAAGCAAATTCTTTACGCTCTTAGACCAGTCTTTCTAATACTGTGTCTTACCCTCGGCGTCAGGCTTAAAGATATATTCTAACAATGCTTTCTTGTCTTTTTCTGGTATCTTAATACCACGAATATCATCCATGCCTTTTATTTCGTTGACAACGCTATTAAAGTATTCCTGTTGACGCTTTGCAGCAGCCTTAGCTTGGTTTTCTTGGTCTTTCAATAGCTGTTGTTTCTTTTGCTCTTTAATCTCTTTGAGGGCTTCTAAAGCATCTTCAGCCTCATCCTCAAGCAAACCAGCATCTTCATATTTGGACAATTTCTTTTCAATCTGTTTAGCATTAAATCCTTTTTCTTTCAAGAATTCTTTTACTACAAGTTTCTGGTTTACTTCATCGTCCTCAATACTAATCTCTTCAAGATCTAATTCTCCGTCAATCTCAAAGTAATCTCTCAGATTGCCACCATTCTTAACAAAGTTGTCCAATGCTTCTACTTCCTCACTGGCATACTGAGGTACTGAGTTTTCTTCGATTACTGACTGAAAATAGTCAACAAGCTCTTCAGGAGTAGAAGGAACTTCATCTTCTTCATCTAGTTCCCAGCCCATTTTCTCTGCCATTACTCCGAAGAATGCGCTCACTGCATTAGTGTCATCATCAGTTTCTTCAGTTTCTGTACTTCCCTCGTCTTCTCCAGTTGAATTATCATCTTTTTCAACTTCTTTATCCTTCCCGGTCTTCTTTTTAGCAGGCGTGTCCTCCTTTTCATCCTCCTTAGTCGAATTATCATCTTCTTTGTCTTTTTTAGGATTACGTAATGCTTCAAGTTCCTCGTCAGTCAATTCTTCTCCAGCAGCATCTATATCCGGATTAATAACTTCTTCTTCCTGTTCAGTCTGCTGTGTTTCTTTTTTTGGTACATTAGCTCCTGGCAGAAAGTCTTCAAATACTTCAAAACCGTTTAATGTAATTTCTTCCATAATTATATATAATTAGATTTATTTTTTCTTTCTTCCTTTATGTTTCCACTTCTTAGCATTCTAAGCAAAGATAGCTCTCTTTCTAGTTAGTGGATTCTTACTATGTGTAAGTTCTTCAGTACTTTTACCAGTACGTTTCTTTAAGGCATTAAACTTACCTCTATTTTCTTTCTTGATATGTATCCCTCCGTCTTTATACTTCGGAATCGGATATTCCGGCATTATTAGTGCCATGTCTATCTAATTGATCATCTAGTATGTCCTCCAAATTTATATAATTTAATATTAATATATTCAGTATTTCTAATAAATCTTCTCTATTAAAATGTACTGAATCTTTTAATAATTTTACCTCTTCTTCTGATAAATCTGGAGAAAATTTTGGATGTCTATTAGGATTAAATAGAGGTTTATTAAGCTGTTCTGTAGATTCTTCAGTACATACTTCTAATCTAAATTTATTTAGATATTCATTCTATTTAATTAGAGCAAAAGCATATCTGAAGAAATTAGTTGGCAAACATGAGTAGTTATTCATCACGCTATAGTATTATCGTTAGTGTTATTTACTATAGGAATCATCTGAAAGTCCTTGTTGAATAACTTAGGACTCCTATATAGATTAAAGATAGCCTTGATGTTATTGAAACTCTCTTTAGGAGCATCAATTATCTCTTTCTTCAAATTCTTATAGCTACCTGTATAGTTTCCTCTATTCAGTTTACCTTTCTGGTCCAAGTAATTTCTAAACTGATTCATATAACTTTTAATTTCAGTACCCTATAATATGTTATCATACATATCTCTAGTCATATTAGGATACATAGTCTTCGCCTGATTAAATGGAATAAACTTGCTCTTGTCTCCAAGTTTTCTTAAGAACTCATTATTCATGCCAGTTGCACCATCTACCAAGTGACCCATTTCATGAAGTACCACACTATTAGGAATATCTTCTGGAGTTTTGATCATGTCTCTATTGAAATACATTGTATTTCCTTCTGAAGGAGTAACTTGCGCTCCAATAGTAGGTCTTTCCATCTTCTTGTACTTCGGTTTTGGAAGTTGGAAATACTCATCAATATCAACATATTTCTCTAACATACTATCATATACCTTCAAATAATCTGTACCATATTGATGATCCACAGCCTTTGCTCTTTCTCTAGCATACGGTTCTTGCATCAGATCATATGTTCTGTTACGCTGATCATTTATCTCTTCAACTAGACTTAATGGCATGTCTGAATAACTTTTCTGCTCATGTAGAGCCTTATCTATAACATTCTATTTATAGTTAGGGTCCACTTTAGGAATATAAGTACTCTTAGGTTTACTGATTTTCTTAGAAGATCTAACAGCAACTCCTCCAAAACTAGGCACAAAAGGGACTAGACCCAAAGCTGCTAATCCTGCATTTCCCCAGTCTTTATTCTTTAAAGCCTTATAAGTATCATACGCAGATATAGCATCTCCTACAGGTGTCGCATTTGCAGCATCTTCAATATCTCCTACTGGCTTTAATCCTCTAATGAATGGTTTCCCAGTGAATCTATCAATCTCGTCTGTACTACTATCATAGTACTCATTCATCTGATCTTCAGTATACTTACGCCCATATCTATCTTTATATAATTTACCTTTATATGGTTGAGGCTCTTCAGGAATTATAGGTTTGTTGCTAGGTGGTATCTCTCCTCCTTCAGCGTACTTTTTAAAGTCAAGGTAAGTCTTACCGGGATTCTACTCCCGGTACTACTTCAACTATTGCATTCTCTATTTAAATGCTTGTCTGTCCATAACCTTATTTCTTTACAGGTTTCTTTCCGCCTTTCTTGCATCCCATAATTAATCCTCCTTATAACTTTTAACTTTACAGTACTTCAACCAAGAATAATGTTTCCTAGTCTCAGGGTAAGTGTAGTTATCATCATTATTGTGAGCTTCCTCTTCAAAGCTAACATCGTGATATACTACATCTTGCTTGTCAAAGAATCTAAGTAGTCTAATAATACAGTACTCTATTCCATACCATAAGTAAAATGGTAACCATAGCATCTCTTGCATCTACTTCAAATGAATCTTCTCGTGATTATATTCTTTAGCATTTATTTTAGATGCATCTCTAGTAAATATTAAACCAAATAGATTAATGTATTTATAACCTTTAAACGGTATCCATTTATTCTGTATTACCTTCATATTATTTCTCTCCTGCTACTTTATTGCGAATTGCTGTGCGTGCTTTCAGTTTCTCTCTTTCCATTGCAGCGTCATCTTTCATCTTCTGTAACTCTTTTTGAGATTCTAATTTCTACTTCTCTAAAGCTACTTTCTTCTCTTCTATTTCTTTCTTTAAGTTCTATTCACGCATCTTAGCATTGAACTCAAACTGTTTAGAAGCTTCTTCTGATGCTTGCTTTCTCTCTTCAAGTGCTTGTGCTGCTATTTCCATAGTATCTGGAATACCATTATCATTCTGATCTTGATCTTCCAAACCTCTATAAGCATTAAGTTGAGCTACTGTAATCTTAGTTGCATTATTCTGATCAATCTCATATTTCTTAAGATCCATTTCTGCTTCTTTGATCATTAACTCTTCTTCCTTAACCTCATTCTGCATTTGTAACATCTACTGTTCACGTTCAGCTTGTGCTTGTTCCATAGCTTGCTGTTGTTCCATACGTTTCTGTTCAATTTCCTCTAATCTATTTTTGATCATAGTAACATTGTCCAGAGTAATGATTTCAGCAATATCTAATAGACTAGCGCCATTCTGCATGGCAGGTTGCATAAGATTCTTAAGGGCTTCTATCTATTGTTGATTCTTAGTAGTATCTTCTACAAATATATCAAAATCTTCATAGAACATATCATCATTAAGAGTCATAAATGCTCTAGTAGCATCATCAAATACATACTGTAAACTCGTTTTACTATCCTTCCAAGCATACTTAGCTGTATTTAATAGCATGATCAAACACTCTCTCTTTACTTGGTTATGAACCCAAAACCATGGCTCTGTAATATGAGCTGATTGTACTACAGATCTTTCTACATTACCTACTAATTCATTAGATGAAATAGAACCTTCACGTTGTTTAGATACACCAGTTATCTCTGACAACATGGCTTCTATCTTATCCATCAATGCTATATACTGATCAATAGTATTAGCCATAGTAAGATCTAATGCTGTGATCTGATTGAACTATGACGGTTTACCACCTTCTCTACCTGGTATATCCCAACCTTCTTCATATGGGTTGATGAAGTTAACTCCAAGTGCAGATAAGTAATGCATCCACTTAGCTACGTCTATATTCATAGACTTAGGAATCTAAGTAATATCCATATTTACTACTTTACCCTTATCTCTTGACATAGCAAGTTCTAGACGATACCAAAGTACAATATACATGTACTGTAATGGTTTCATCATACTTACTAATGATCTAGGTCTACTATTGGTATTATTGTATATTACTCCAGTATATGGCAATCTTTGTGCATTAGGATTATCAGCAGATACGTGTTGGTACTCAATAGGACCCATACCAAAGTAAAGGTCATCTCCAGCTCTATATCCTTCCCATGTCTCAATGATCCATTTCCATTCTACGCTTATTTCAGTACCTGTCTCATTGTATGATTCATCTACGATATACTCTACTGGTTCTCCTGTTTCAGGGTCTGCAATAGTAACAAATGCTATCTTTCTAAATGACTACCAACAACAATGCCATACACTAATTGCATTAGTACTATCAAACGGGTTAGATGTAAACCCATTAATACTATGAGTCTTTATATGTGGGTAGTCTAACGATGTCTTTCTTACTTCAGGATTGAACCCTCCTTTAGACGTATCATCCATCATGTCTAGGAGCTGATTTAGCTGCTTCTCAGATAGTTTGTCATAATACCGGTCATATATATCAGTAGCAGATAATTTCATCTCATATACGCACCATTGAGCGTCATGGATATATTCTAAGTCTGAAGTATCTGTATCGTAATCAAAGTAAATAGGATTAATACGCTCTAGGCAGGGATTACCATTCTGTATACCTACATAATAGATCTCCTCCCCGCCTATTAGTGCATCCTTCCAGCCTTTATAGAACTCATGTGTAATATTAAGTTTATTCTTTAAATAATTCAAACTATGGTATGCAGTTATCTCTGCTATATCCTTATAGTCTTTACTCATGTATTTCTGTATCTATTCAGGAGGCATAATCTCACCAGACTGTAATGCTTGCTGATATCTAGCTTGTTCTTCTGGACCTAACTTACTCATAATAGTAGCTTGTATGTACTGAATAAGGAGTTCTTTAGCCTTATCCTACATCTCACTAGTAGCTATCTCACTAGTACGTACTACTTTGAAGTTAAATGGTCTTTTTGTTTCTTCTCCTAATAGTAGGTCAATCTTAGGCTTAACTATATTATAGTCCTATGCCATTGCAGGAAATCCATCCTATTGCTTAAATGGATTAGTAACATACTTTAGATCTTTCTCATTGTATATACTATTATAAAGATCATAGTATGTCTACATTTCCTCTTTGCGAGTTCTGTTATTGCCATTTCTAGAACCTCCCATACTTCTGCCTATAATGTAATCAATATTGGCCTATTTCCAATCTTCTGTCTTTTTGTTTGCCGGTAGTTTCTAAATGGGCATTTGATTTATATTTCTCATATCTTATATTGCCAATAATAATTACAACATTTATGTTTTCGTTCACATGCTGAACTTATAGAAGCACTAGTTACACCGAAATTTCTAGCAGCAGCATTTATACTTGGCCATTCCACATAACCATTGTCTATGATTTGTAATATTTTTTTACTTCTAGCGGCTGAACTTCTAATGTTTCCAGTACCATAATTTTTATTATAGTGCCTAGTACACCATTCCAAATTATCCACATTGTTGTTTAGCTTATTTTCATCTTTATGATTAACTTCAGGATAATCATATGGATTTGGTATAAATGCTTTAGCCACTAATCTGTGAACTATAGCATTTATATGTTTTCCATATAAACATAACGTTACACATAGATAATTACCTCTTACAGAAAGTTTCATAATCCTTTCTGGTATAGTGTAAGTATATGAACGTTTTCCATCATTTACACTTACTATACGTGATGTGGATTTTACTCTTCCCAAATTAGATACCTAATAACCTGGAAAATCTACAATATCTTTCCAAACTTCATTCATAATTAAAACATATATGCTTTTAGATTATCAATGGATTCATCGTCATGAAACCATTCTTGAGTGAAGATAGGACCTTCAAATAGTATCCTATTCTTGTTCTCTTTTTTCTTCTCTTTAACCTTTACATTATAGAGCTGTTCTCTATAAATCATTACTTGCATCAACGCCATGACCCTATCGAAGTTTCCAGTGTCATTATAGCTTATAAGTTCTTCTAATAGCGGCTCTGATAGTATGTTATGTAGGTTCTTCTTGCCAGGTGCTTGTTCTTCGTTTAGCCAATCTTTGATTAGGCCTTCACCCCATTGCTTAATCTGCTTATTCATATGACAACCTTTCTTTCTCTATACTTTAGTATTACCTACTATATCAGAGATAATATCAGGTTGATCGGCTAATAAATAATCACAATGCTTAGCAGTAAAGTAAGGAAATAAGCCTTTACGCTCATTTTCATACATTATCCTACCATTGTAGTATACTGCTAGTTTACGCAGGTTTTCATAGTATTCTTCAGCTGTTGACGGACGTCCAGTATATTCAGCAACAATTATATCATAATAGTTCTCAAAGTTCTGGAATCGCTTATATACAAATGTAGATCCTAATGAGTTAGTACCAGACTAATCGTGGTCATATGGGTCAACTCCTAATATGTATAGTCCTATAGGAGCATCTTTCATTGGGTGTTCCCATATTACTATTGAACCTGTAGGATCATCGTCTTTTTTCAAAGGATAATGCGTAATATCACCGTGTTTCTTAATAACCCATTTAAGTGATCCATCTGCTTCCCATACTAGATCACCTACTTGTTTCATATTACTAAGGCTCTTATTGATACGTATTTTGGCTAATTGCTCTTGTAATTCCTTTTTAGGGAATATGTTACCACCAAACTCCAAACACGCTTCCTAGGGCGTTATACAGTGTTCTGCAACGTATCTATCTACTGCTACAGAGTTAGTAGCATTTTCTATTACTTTTCTACGCTCAGCTAATATATACTCTACTGACTTTCTACGTAATGTATTTCCATCATTGTCCATGTATATTCTGTTACCAGCATCATCACGGAAGTCCATGTTAGTATACTGAGGTATAAAGAATCCACACTTTTTATCTGATGGAGTTTCATCCCATATGTTATCAAATCCTATACAGTTATAACCATCTGGATTATAGAACATATCTTTAAGAGTCTCAAAATGGCTATCTTCGTCACCACCTGTACCAAATGCAATCATAGTACCGAATGCCATACCGTCTTGTTCTACAGACGGTCTAGCAATCTGCCATGCGGCACCTAGTTCTGAGAATGAACCAGCTTCTTCAAAGATAATTAATTTACCAGCTTTACCACGAACTACGTCAGGATTATCTTTTAGAGTAACACCAATTATTTCTGACTTAAAACCTAATTCTATCTCATTACCATACTCATCTTTAGTAAAGAATCCAGCACGTTTACGCATCTAAGTATTAACAGATCTTTTCTTACCCCAAGCTGTATTCTTATCTATAAAGTCCATATAGTCCCATGCTTTAGTAAGAATACCGTCTTCTGTTAAGTACTGTTTATTACTAGCATATATGTATGTCTTACTACCAGCAAACAGGTAATAGTTACGACAAGCCATAGCTGCATTCTTATAAGAATAACCCTTACGTCTACTCTTCAATGCACATAAATGTTTGCCTTCTCCTTCAGCATCTTCTACCGCTTGAAAGAAGTAATAGTCGTAATCGTAGAAGTCTGGAAACTATAGATCACGTGTCTTTTTTATCTTAGTAGATCCATCTGGATTGTTTATAGTAGTATAGATAATTCTTTGAATAGGACAGAAGTTTAAATAAAAATAGTTATACCCACTGATGAAATCACCATCATCAGCTGTATAACCATATTTACATCTATCCATCTATTCGTCCCAGTATTTAAAGTACTCTGATGTACCTTCTGGATATGAACAATAATGCCCTGTAGCTATAAACTACAAGGCTGGTTCTCTAAACTTATTACTATTTTTTATCTACTTATTGAAGTCTACCATATTATTTCTTCTTAAGTTGCGGGAGTTGGACTTGAACCAACGACCTTTAGGTTATGAGCCTAACGAGCTACCAACTGCTCCATCCCACAGTATTACAGTTTATACAAGAACTCTGTCAAACTTGCCTACTTACGATTAGGTCCATCATGAGCTGTGTTAACTATGAGCTTCCTTACATAGCTAGTGACTTAGGAGGTTACGTTGTATGCGCGCCATACTTCATTAAGTTTAAAGGTAAGTAGAGGGTCATTCTTATCATATTTCAGAAATTCGGATACTACCCACAGCTACTGCAAACTTACCTTCATTGGTAGCCCTACTACGACTCGAACGCAGACTAAGAGGGTTAGAGCCTCCTGTGCTAACCATTACACCATAGGGCAATATTAAGCGGGAGAGGAAAGATTCGAACTTTCAAACCCAAGAGCTTTGTTAACGACGACTTTAGGGCGCTTCCGTCAATCTACTGCCGTATACCATTCCGCCACTCTCCCGTGCCGGGGAATATTTGTTGTCCGTCCCCGTCGGACCTTTTGGTTTAGAACCAAGATTTGATTCTTTTCCACAGACTAGGTTTCTTAGCATTCAATGCTCTCAAAGTATTATATGCTTCATCAATCTGTGCCCAAATCTCTTCTTTGCTTTTAGTCATATCAATGACAATATCAATCTGCTTTTTCATATTAGTTCAATTTTATCTATTATAACGTGTTGTTTATTTTATGTTGTTCTTTACTGTATTATCCTGCCAACTCATAAGGATTAACTTTGGCATCTCCTTTTACTTTACCCATAGTTAATTCCTCAGCTTGAACCATAGATTTTAATGCTTCTATACTCTTAATAGTATTTGCTGTAGAACCCATTCCAGCTAGTAGATCTTTGATCTTCTTCTCATCCAAACAATCATCTAATGACTCTTCATACCACTTAGTAACTGAGTCTAATTTGTTCATTTGAGCGTCTAGCATCTTTAGTATTCTAGTATTCTGCCAATCTATATACTCCTGTTCAGCTACCTTTTCTTCCTCAGTAAGTTCATAGTTTGGATCTTCAAATACTTGTTCTTTGAGCCTTATTTCTCTAGTATGAGCATCCATACTCTTCTTATATGGGCTACTCCACTTATGCATAAGTACTATATAAGTAATAACAAGCTCTTGATGAACTTTGTCTTCCGAAGTATCATGTTCGTATAGTCTTTTGAATGCTGGTACAAAGTATAGATCAGGATGAATTACTACTTTACCGCCTACTATATCAACAAGATTCATTTTTCTCTTCCTTGTATTCTATGTGATACTTCATCTTTTCTATAGCTTTATTTAGATCATAAGCAGCAACTTTATCTGTAATGACCATTACTTCAGTCATTTCCTTATGCTCCTTATTAGAGTAATAACGCAATGGGATGATGATATCACCAGCATTAACATCAATTACCTGATTCTATGTAATTACTTGTCCATTCTTCTGTGGAGAGTACATCTCATTACTATATACATATGCTGGGCTACAATATCCCATGCTGTTAGTGTCAGTGTCGTATACTACGATACGATCTCCTTTAATTAAAATCTTCTCCATTACACTTCTCCTACAAGTTCACAATCACAACGACATTTCTCATCCGTTGTTACTTCTCTCGCTTTTCTATCAGCTTCCAGTCTCTCAACTCTTCTACGATAATAGTCCTTCAATTCTGGATTATCTATTACTATAAACTCTTTATCGTCATAGTCACCAGTAGTACTGTACATCTTAAGTATCAAGTCATACTGCTTTACTTCAATAGATTTCTTATTACCATTCTTATCAGTTATCTCTAAGATACCATCTTCTGGCATAATATAACGATAGTCAATATCACTGAAGTACCCAACAGACTCAAATTCTTCTTTCTCAAAATCTACTTTGTAGATATTAGCATTATTTACTTTTGCACAATATTTTACCATAATCAATCAATTCTATAACCTAAATACTTCTCTTTATTTAATCTCTGTACTATCTCCATTGCTCTCCTCATCGGTACATTCGGATTCGAGTAACTCTTCATTGTCTGATACTTCTGTATTATCTGTTGAAAGTTCTGTATCTCCTGCTCCAGACTTTCCTTCTTTATGTTTTGCTTCATACTTCTCAGTTAAACGTTTACATATGATATCAATCTCAGTAGCTCTATCTTTTTGTCCATTTCCTGATTTCCCTTCTTCTACCATCAGAGTAGTAAGTTCATCAATCATATCATTAGTAAAGTCTTCATAAGTAACAATACCTTCATTAATTACAGTATCAAGTATGCTGTACATCTTTTTCATATCTTTGGAAGCCAACCCAATATTCTTATTGAAATTTTCCATTTCAAGCTTCCACATCATCAGACTCTCTTCGTGTGTCATTTTTTATATTTTTAATTATTGTTTTGCTTATGCAACCAGCTGCCCATCCTACAAGATATGCATATTGCTCATTATTATCATGAAATTGCTGACTATACATACCTAGTTGTTCAAATATATAATCTGCTATATGAACAGCTTCGTGAGCCGCATCTCCGCCTTCTAGTTCTTCAGGTTTTAATATTATAGTAAGTACACCATACTATCTAGTTGCTTTATTTATAACAGGACAAGTAGCTAATACTCCTGTTCCTGAATCTAATTCTTTTAGCAGATCTTCATATGCCCCTATTTCTTCATGTTTGGGATCATTCATGCTACAGAATATAAATATATTATTTAAACCTTCTAATTCTGTAGATACCCATAATAATCTAGGATATATAACTGGATCATACATGTCTACTTTTGGCATCTTCTTCATGTCTTCTCTTTACTTTAAACTTACCTAAGTAAGCCATCATGACTGGTTTGGGATCAAGTTCTGTTATTGCTTTATTAGCAAACTTGAAAGGACTATTGCATATTACTTCTACTACTTGATATGGTATGTTATACTTATTACTGAGTTTAGTATATATACTCGTCTAGTTTCTCATTCCATTCTACTCTCTTATAGTACTTACACTTATCAATACTACTAGTAGCAAGCAGTGTATTGGGTCGTACTATATTAATTATAGTAACTACTTCATTCCATTCCTTTGAAGAACCTAATCCAAAAGTAATAGTCATAAGTTTGTTACTCTCTAATTTGTTATACTTTCTGATCGGTTCGTAAACTACTACATTCTCAAGTTTATCAGTAGTAAGTAACTCTGTCTTTTGTCCTACTATAGTAAAACGGTTAAACGGCAGTGTTTTTCTTCTTACTTTACTCCATAACTTACGAATAGGATTATATTCCTTCCATAGTATAATTGAACCTGCATCAAGCATCAACGATCTCATCTTCATCTTTCTTTACTTTTAGAATCACTGTGATTTGTACTCTATCACCTATTATCTCAGGAATTAGAGCCTTATTCACAAACACTTCATCCTCGGCTTTCCCTTTCATCAGTATCCCCTAAGATTTAAACTTAGATATGTATCTACTTAAGTTATCTGGAGTAATTCCCAGAGTACGTTTAATATACTTCCTATTCTCAGTAGATATTACATTCTTGTGGATATTGGGGAGTTTTGGAGTGTTAACATCTAAGTCAATGAAAGTTGCTAACAACTCCAATTCTCTATCTGTTAGATCAAGTATGCCATTAAGGCTTTTTAAGAATTCCTTTAACAAATCGGTTTTAGATACACTCTTAACCAATTTATTCATTTGTCAATTCTTCTCTAACTTTATTTAATACTTTAGTAAGATTGAAGTATACTGTCTCAGCTTCTACTTTAACGCACGGTTGAACTTTACCTTCTTTATACTTCTGCATTACTTCTTCGTAATCATCTTCGTATTGTTTAAGTAAAGAGTCGATGAATTCAACTGTAGCATCAATCTTATCATTCTTAGGATCAACCATTGTCAATATACCTTCTTCATATAAACCTTCAACAGTATGTTCATCAATCATAGCAGATCTGAAACTATTGTCTTCTTTTACATCCATAGTAAAAGCATTAAGATCCTCATCCCAAGTAAGTACATCATTTGCTTTGAAAAAGCCGAAATCTTTCTTAAATGTATATTCCATATTATTTCTTATTTTTATCATTGAGTCCCCATACGGCAAGCCATATCATGGAAAAGCAGAGACCCATTACTATTAATTTTTCCATATGCCTATAAAACGTTAGTTGTGAATAATTGTTAATAGCTTTTAACATTTGTTAACAATTAATTAACATATAAAAAGAAAGCCCGACCTAAGTCGAGCCTTCTAGTAATATTGCAAACGAATTAACCTAATTATTATGAAAAACTTAATTTATATTACTTAACGGCAATAATGTCATAAGGTTTCACTAATTGCGTATCTTTTAGTAGATCAAAATACATTGCAAATTTCTTATTATAAGCAACTGTATCACCAACCTTAAATTTAACATCTGTCAAGTGTGAAGGAATCTGTAATACAATACCTGTAGCCCAATCAGATTCTACTTCCTTGGTTTCAGTTTTAGTATCATACTCATTGAAACCATCTTCATCTACTTTACCATTAGGTACTTGTTCTGTAAATTCCTTAGTAACCATAATTGCAGGCAGTGGTTTAACCAACACATCCTTCAATACTTCCCACTTAATGCCATTAACTACTGTTTCTAGTACTTTATCTTCCATATTCTTTTTTACTTAGTTTCTAACTATAACGTATTATTTCTTATTTGGTTCTGCTTCTACTATAATATTTCCTCCATTTGAAGTACAATATGTTACAGCTCTTTGTGGGCATTGTTTACCCATAAAGCAACAACCATCACAAGTACCTAGAGGAGAACTCTCTATATGGTATCTTTTACCTTGAATTTCTACTACTTCTCTATTCTTGATTATCTCTGCTAATTCTGGATCGTATAGTGTCATACCTAATTGTGTATTAATGTTATATAAGTAATTTCTAGCTTCTTCTACTTGTTTTCTAGTTACTTTTGTATTCATTACTTTAGTATTTCTATTTCTGTCATATAAACATGCCCACTATCTAAAGTAACATGATAATGTGAATTATTTACTTCTACAATGTGAGCCCAACCATCATCTGTTCTACCTATATGCTTAGCTCTTTGGTATAAGTTATAAGCTTCATTAAAAGGTAAGTATTTAGGTATCTGTTTATTGTGTACTTTTGTAGATATACTATTTAAATTAATAAATCTATATTTTATATCTTCCATATGTGTTTATTAAAGTAAAGGTATGATAGTAGTTAAAAACTATTACTCTTACTTTAGATTACAGTAACTAGTAAGTACTACTACCCCTCTTACTCCCCTTATAACGTCTCATATATACGTTTGGTTCCCATTCCTTTAACATTTATTAACAATGTTTAAAGCTATTTAACTACAGAAATTTAACATTATTTAACAAAAAATATTATAAAAAATTTTGGGGGATAAAAATTTAGAGAGGGGTTGTGCGTATGAGGAGTAGTACACCAAGTCATCCCCTCCTATCAAAAATTGGGGGAAGTCCCCATCGTTAATCATTAAAACCAATTATTATGACATTTGAATCTTGGCTTGACATTTCATGGGAGATAATTATTGCAGGAGTCTACACAGTTGAAGAGTTACTGTTCGAATACACAAGAACTGTAGCTGGTAATCGTGAATTTGATGAATAATTATTAAGAGTTAATTGAGGCAATTCAAGCCTCAATTCTCTACTATTAGATTTACTTTAATTTTATTACTTATGGAATATGATGAAAACGAATTCACAGACGCATTGATAGATGCTATCTGTGGTGAGGACTCATCCTCACAACCTAGCTAACAGGGGCATTTCAGCCTCTGTTACCTTTAATTGGAGCAACCTTATAAAAGCTGTTGCGTACTCTTACATTTATTAACATTTAATTCAATTAATTATGAAACAGAGTGAAAAACTGTTGAAGTTGAAAGATGCTGGTACTATACTGATTAACCTAGGCATTCTTGTAATGTGCATTACTCCTGTTATTATGGTAGCAAGAGAAGTATATGACTTTCATGCTTGGTTGACAGTATGGAGGTGGGGAGTAGGTATAGCTTTCAGTGGGCTAGTCATTCGCATTTCAAGATTCTTGTATTTGTGGTAGATTAGTCTTGGGCAGTCCTTAGTGGCTGCCCTTTTTATTGTATTTTATAGCTTGAGATAGAATATATAGTGTAGCCTATATAAGCTAGCTTAAAGCTGCGCACAGGGGCAAGTCAAGCACACCTACCAAGAATTGGGGACGCATGAAGAGGAAGAAATAATGGAGAATTGAGAATGTAGTTACTGGGGTCCGGTCATGTTCCTAACGATATACTATACACCTCCTCACTCTTTTCCTTCCTTTTCTTCGCCCTTTATTTAGTCATTCAGACCAATATATAGCTTTTCGATTATTCACCAATTAAAATACATGTATTATGGCACGTTACAAATTAATAAATGTTCAAATTAAGAAAGTTGGACAAAAACCTGACGGTACAATTGACGCAACTATTAATCCAGACGGAAAACGTCGTTTTATGACTGCATCATTAATACCAACAGCAGGAGTATGGGCAGCAGCAGCTGGCTCATTACCACCAGTATTTGATGAAGCAATCATCAGAATGTACGAACCATTGTTATCTCAACAGAATGGAGGAACTGCACAAGCAGACCAACCATTACCTGATGAGTTAGCATATCTTAATGGAGCATGGGCTGAATGGATTGCACCTGCACCTTTTTACAAGAAATATCTTGTAGGAGTTGCAGCACGTAAACCAACAGCATTAGCACCACAAGGCAGACCAGCTTATCCAGCAGGTCATAAGGTAATGAATGCAGACGGTTCTGCACCAGTCATTTACACATCTATCCGTGTATTTACAATATTCGGAAGAGACGAAGACTTAGGCAATGAAATAGTTTATCGCCCAGGATTCAGTGTAAATGAATTAGGAGTAGCTCAATTCAGCAACTACTGTGAGTACGTACAACCACAAACTGCACCAGTAATTGCACCACAGGATGATGTAATGGGAGACGCAACAGTTCAGCAACCAGCACAAGCTACTGTACAACCACAAACTGTAGCTCAGCAGCAACCAGCATTCGTACAACAGCCTCAGCAACCACAAGGAGCTATGGTTTAATAAAGATTGTCACTCTTCGGAGTGACTTTCTTTTTATTACCAATAACAACTCATAATTAAAATAGAAACTTTCATTAATATGGAATGGTCACAGATACAATTTGCAGGAGGAATAATCATAATATGTATAATTATATACTATTATTTGAAAGAAAAGGAATAACAATTGATACAATCTAATAAACAAAAAACTCAATAACTTCTCAAGACATTGAGGGCACCAGTTTCTTATAATAAGTCTAAGATGGAAATGCCGGTTACGGTTAATAGCACCATTGGCTCATCCTTATAAGTTTTAGGTGGTTGACAGACGGGAAAGACCGTTCTTGTGCTTTTCGCGTTTCGGGTATTGAAATATAAAATGCGACGTAATTGCTCCGTTCAATTCAAAGAGCGTTAGAGAAAAGGCTCATAGCTGGGTGAGAATCTATTCCCGGCATTTTTAATTATTATTTATCTTTAACTTATATGCACAGTAAATTATTGATATTTAATAGTTAAATAATCCACGTGGTAAGAGGTCATAGTTAGGTTCGCTATGTGTGCAACTCTTTAGAGTAACTAATCTAAGCAAGCAAAGAGAATATACTTAACCATAAGCAAACGTAAACATGGTGCTTGACAGTCTGATACTAACTGAACAATAAGTATTATTTAAAGTAAGAGAATAGCATAGTTATTATTGCGCATGACTGCAAATCATGAGGGCGAATATAATGCGCTTACTTTATTTCTATTTGATTACTAATTAAAATATTATATATATGAACTCAATTCAGAATTATGTACTTGAAAGTTTATTTGAACGTAATCAAATAACTAAAGAAAAACTAGCTCAAGCATTAGATACATTTTCTAATGAACCAGCTATTGATGCATTTTTATCTGTTTTAATAACAGGTAAAAGTGAAACTAAAAAACCAAGTGAAATTAGAGAACCAACAGTATGTATTACTGGAGATATGACAGCCAAAGTACGAGTAATATGCTTGATAAAGAAATTTGGCTTAGGATTAAGACCGGCTAAAGACATAGTAGATACATATGTCAAAGAAGATACTTTAATATTTCCTTTAAAATTAGTGTATGAAGGTATATTAGAAGATCTTGACATAGAAAACATAAGAGAACTATTTAATAAACACGGTTATACATTTGATATATACTAATATCTCTCACGTAACCAAACTACTACATATAAAATCCGAGTCTAATAAGGTATTGTAGTAGTATTCTCTATCAATAAATACAACCTCATCGTGGTGATAGAGTCTAGTAACATGTTAAAAATAAATCTTCCTAGTTTGCATGTGAAGCTAATGTATTTAAATTATTTAACAGTATTAACAAATTAAAATAAATAATGACAACATTTTTCAATTTACTTCTATTTATAGGAGCAATTGCTGTTGTTTTCCTAATAATATACGAAGGAATTGAATTATGGAAGGAAATCAACAAGTAATATGACAGTTAGAATTAAAAGTAGTAATATTCTAAATGGAATAAGCAAGTTATTAGTATTGTCAATAGCAATTATTGTTATAGTACATATACTAAAAGACTGGGAGCCTAAAGATCCATATGGTTTTGTGGATTTGCAAATGAGGTTTAAACATTATGTAGTATCTGATAAATATCAAGAAGATGAAGATACATATGTAATACGTTTAGTAAATCCTGTTACTGGAAATGAATACAAAGCATATATTACAGATTATTTATATATGAATGTATACTTTGTAGGCGATACTATTAAATAATTATTAATTTTAAAAACATTATCAAAATGGGAAAAAAAAGATCTGCTACAGTCCATACAGTGGACGGAGAAGAGTTAACATTCACATCAGTATCATTAGATTACTGCTGTGGAAATAGTAACGGAAGTTTAGTATCAATATGCGGTGAGAAGTTCGATATCATCGAGACTCCGTCCGTAGTATCTGAACTACTAGATGAACTGGAGGATTGAGTATGGAAGATAATCAATATCCTGTAGTAAAAAAATCGTCTAATGGATGCTTTTGGACGATATTAGTAGTCATTGCATTAGCAATCGCTACTGGAGTAATAGTGTTTCTGTGTCATGAGCCTATTGCTAAGATTGTTACGTCGGAAGACGAATCAGTTTGCATTGATACTGCAAAAGCAGTTGAACATGTACCAACGGTACAAGAAATTCTCAAATTTAGAGAAGACGTGAAAGAGGGAATGCGCATTGATAGTATATTTTTAGCAATGCCTGAAGCTATTTTGATTGATATACTTATGACTCATGGTACATCATTGTCGAATAGTGACATTGTTTATATATATGAATCAAACAAAGAGCATTTTAAAGATGTACTCAAAGGCGCAGTTATTCAGCGTGATATAATTACCCCAATGGATTCTGTGAAGAATCCTCGTGATTCTCTAAGGCGTTAGAGAGTAATAATTAAAACAAGTTATTACAGTTTTTTGAAGCATTTTGCAGAGAAATGGTTTAAAAATTTCGACACAACTAGTTTGTTCGTGAGAATAGACTAGTCTTCAGAAGATGACAAGCCTGTGGGGCGTAAATAGATATGTCTTGTCAAAAGAATTAGGCCTACATAATTCAATTGAGCCCAAGGTGTAGGAACATATCTATGATCGTGCGGACGTTAAAATCAGGTGAGTTCTAAGATTTAGTTTGACAGCTATTTCTGTATGTACTCTGGAATAATCCTAAAACATATGAGAGTTTAAATTAAACATAGTAATATGTGGAAATGATTTCTTTAATAACAGATGTGCAATAGAGCGCTATTGCTTTAGTATTAGTCTCAAATCTCCGTAGCACTGCGGTAAATTATTCTGTATATAGTGCTGTATACAGACGTCGTCATATTTATTAACTAACAATTTTAAAGCCTATGTAAAAATGAAAAAGGAATCCAAAAGGTACATTACTAGTATGATTCTACATACTGGTCATCTTTATGCTAATATGTTAGCATTAAATAAAATCTTAGGTATGCCTATATCTGTAGCAAAAGCTATAGCTAGAAGCAAACCAAGTGAAGAAGTTCAATTATGTCCATACTTTGAAATTCAGTCTGAATCATCTACTGATGATATTAAGGCAGAATTAGATGAGTATGAAATAGAAATAAAAGTAATTAATCAATAATTATGAAAGCAATAGTAATTTTATTTGAAGGCGATTATGTTAGTAATGCTCGTAAAGATGTAACCATTCGGGACATTGCTAATGCTATGACTCAACACATAAAAATAGAATCAGACAATTTAAAGATTGTTGATTTCGAAGATGTTGATGTAGCTAAAATATTAGTATCAAAAGCAGAAACAATGACTGCTAAGGAACCAAATCTTGAAGAACTTACATCTATATTCTGTGATAATATTATCACAAAAGTAGGTAATCCTGTGAACTTCAGCAATGAAAGTTTATTCAAAATAGAATTTGTAAAAAGATTCCTCAATGATGCAGATATTCGTCAGCAAAATACAGATATGATTAAATATCTGATAAGTGCTGGAAGATTACAACCTACTTGTAAGAAAGTTCTTGAGGCTAAACATCTTTCAAATATTCCATATTATTTGAAAGAGATCAATGGTATGTTAAAACTCTTTTAATTATGGGAAAGAATAAGGAGAAAGAAGTAAAAACTAAGACGGAATACAAAAAACGTCCTAAGCATAAGAAAATGGAACCTTATAATCGCAAAAAGGCATGATTGAGTTAAGTAAAGAAAAACCTTATGAAGACGCATGTAAAATACTAGGTCTTCGTCCTGTAGCTAATTATAAAAGTTACAAATTAACAGATGAAACTAGGAACTTCATCAAGTTAGAAACTGTTGCAAAAGCTTTGAATGAAGGCTGGAAACCTACAACAATAGATCCAAAAGAGGTAAGGTATTATGTATGGGGTTGGAACTATACAGATAATAGAAAACCTTCGGGCTTGCTCGCTGTTAGTTCTTTCGATGGGCTTGGCTCTGCTTATGCTGCTGTCGGTACTTCCTTGGAATTCAAAGACAGGGATACAGCAAAAGAATTTGCAAGAATGTGTAAACCTATGATTGTCAAATACTTATTTGGTCGAGATGATCATGAAAACTTCAAATTCGATTTCTAACGAATGTCCTACACAAGATAATATTATCAACTGTAGTGAATGTGATCTTGAGTGTAAACTCAGAATGGCAACAAAACTTACGTATCAGGAAAGACTTCTACGTAAGCGTAATGAAGAACTAGAAAAATGGAAAAAGATATTTCATTACGATGAATACTTAAAAATGGTAAATAAGATTCCGCCAGAGCCTTATTTACCTGATTTATATTACTAATTAAATTGTTAGTATGGTGGATTCCAATCAACCCGAAAGAACTGTAAATATACCAAAACCCTAATACATATTATTATGTAATGGCTATTCAACGGCAATCTGTAAATCTACAGATAAAGGGAGAGAAGGATAGGGGTTATCTGTAGAATAAGAGATAGGAATATACAGAACAGTTCTTTTTTTAATTCTAAAACCAAATTATCAAAAATATGGGACAAAGAAGAATTATCTCAGAAATGAGAAAAAGAGGTGTGTCAAAAGAGATAATTCAAGGACGCATCAATGCTCATAAAGCTAAAGCAGAAGCTAATATAGCTCGTGAGATTATCTATTTACAGCTCATTCGTGAAAATAGCTGGAAAAGAGAACAGGCATATGAGAATCGTAAACTTGTCAAAGCAGGTAAACGTGAATCATGTAACCAACGCAAGAGACGTCTTCGTAAAGAATATCTTGCAAAAAAGAAGAGTAAATAACTCGAGATTAATTAACAATAGTATCAATCTTTAAACATTATCAAAAAATGGCAAAAGAAGAAGTAAAAGTAGCTGATATTACAAAAGTATCAGCAGAGAACGTTGAAGAAGTGATCAACAATGGCTCAACTGTAACAGAAGATGTTGCAAAAGCTGCTGCTGAAAAGATTGCAAAACAGCGTAAAGAGGAGCTCACGGAACGTCATATTGACGTAACTTTGAAGAGTGAGTATACTCGCCTTGCAACTTATTTGAGTATGAAAAAGACCGACAAGGAAAAAGAGGTCAAACTCAATTACTTGAAGAAGTTCTCTGAAAAAGATGACAAACTGCGTAACGGCGGCATCACTATTGAAGACTACCTGAAGGATTGTAAAGAGCTCTACAAAGAGGCTAACAATCTTCTTCGTGAAGTTGACAAATGGTATCAGGAACAGCAAAACAAATTGCTTAACCAATACCCGAAAGCCCGTTATGATTGGAGATGGGATGGACAATTGTTGTCCCTTTAATTCTCCGCGCATAGTCCAGGTATAGTGTTTTAGCAGTAGAAATACTGACTATATAACCTAACTAGAGAAAGTAGCTAATAGGTGGTGACGACATTTTATGTGCTAAGTACCAGAAGATGCAGCTCATGCATGAATTAACATGCATACAACAAGTGTAAGGTGTAGTAATACAACCGATGCCAGAGTAGGACATTATGACAACGTGCCACTGATCATGTGCCTAAGATCATGAGGATGTATATATAAATTGCGCAATATATAAATACAGATTCTATACTCTTTGAGTATATTATGCAATAGCATTCTTATGATATCAAGTCGGCATTTTTGGAATAGTGCGATGCTAGACATCATGCCGTATAGAAGCTGAAAAGTATTCTATACTTCCAAGACAGGTTATCAAGGCATTAATAGTATGAGAATACTTTAAATATCGTAAAAGACCATAGGCTAGGTAGGTTTGGTCGCCTACCTAGTCACAATATAAGATTAATTGTAAAAATAGCAGGGATATTGTATAACATAACGAAGGCTCACCTGTAGAGAGTGCTGTGAACTGTGTTAAATAATAAAGCAGGAAGAATGGCTTAATTCTGTACGCGAGTTATACTTCAATTAATCTTATAAACTCATTGACTGTTAGGTCTATGAATCAGTCGTTAGGACGAGGGTTCGACTCCCTCATGCTCCACAAAAAATGGAATAAGCAAGAATAATAAGAGGCCCGTATAGAAATCTTACGCTAATTTTCGATTTCTCTTTAAGAGTTTTTTCATTAACAGCGATAGGAAGATCGGGAGTAGTACTCAAACTATAAGTTAAATTTTGTAAGAGTACTACTTTAAATGGGGCATCTAGGCATTTGACTGCGACAATGTGAAGTAGAATAGGTCAATAAGCAGATAACTGGCAATACAAGTTATGTAATGGATTATACACGCTTAGCAGCGTGAGATAAACCAGACGGCTAAGCTAATGTCGTAGAAAGCTGGAAATAAGTAGCTTTATATGGAATAGAAGCGCTAACACTGATAAGGTTAGAGGAGAGCAGTTCGAATCTGCTCCTTATTACAATTAAATTAAGTTTAATCAATAAATTAATTTGAAATGGGATTAATGAATTTTATTAGGCAGAACTTACCAGAATCTTGGGAGAAAGCTGCAACTGAACTGAAGATGAAGACAGAGTTAATAACTCGTCTACATGCAAATGTTCCCAGAATTTATAAGAATAAATATCATTATAAAGAGGGAATGAACTACATTCGTGGTGTATTTAGAGCATCTTGTGATATCATCTACTTAGTAGAAGCAACTGATATTGACAAGGAAAAATGGGAGTTATTGAATAACAAAATTAAAGAATACGAATATCAATGCGCGTAGTACCTTGGTGGGTTTGGTTTGACTCCAGACAAGAAGAAAGAGAGTTCAAGAAAATGTTGAACGAAAGCAAATCAGATATTGAGGCTATCGGTAAAGTTGTAGATAAATATCCACAATTAACTATGGATCAAGTATCTGGTATAGTAGATAACTTTAAAAAAGAAATCAATAAACCATGAGACTAAATAAACCAGGTGTATATCAAGTAGTTGGAAGTGATATTGAGCTTCTAGCAATTGTTGTTGGTGAAACTCCTCATTTAAGGATAGTTTCTGCGATTATTATGAATGATGCTTTTCAAAAAGCAAAATTCAGAGAAGTAAAGGAAGAATCTCTTGAGATTCAAAGTATATATGCACATCCAGAGATGTATGTGTTTTATCCTTATGAATCCTCAGATGTATGTCAACTACCTATAGAACTACGTTCTATGCGTGGTGCGAAGATGCCAAGCATTGATGATGCTATGTATCACACTTTTAAAGAAAGGTATAAAGTAGACACCTCTATTCCAGGTAGAGGTGCTATGAGTACTAAAGTATATATCATGAGTATGACAGGTTGGTCAGCTGCACAAGCACAACTTGTAATATGCAAGATAGCTAGAGAAATCAAAAAGGAAAATGGTATTATACAGTCTTACTAACAGAGTATATACTCCGTGGGGTAAACAATATCAATCATTTCATTGGAGAGCATCATGGTGGGTCTATACAAATTTAGAGAAAACTCATGAATCTGTTAGACACATAATATATTGGTTTGATACTAATATACTTCAAAGAATTGGTAAAGACACTAAGTTTACTCTGGATGTCCGTATTAGAATAGTATGCGGAATGGTTAATAAACTCTCTTCAAATAGAATATCTATAGCTATGAAAAGAGAATTTATGGAATGTATTTGGGATGCTTATCAAAAGTTCTCAGAAGATTATATGGAGTATCACTGTAGATATGAACTAGGATTACCATTTTAAGGTTATAGGGCTTTGATCGGCCCTATAACTACTAACGAGAGAGGTCAAGCAAAAAGGATGAATAACAGTAGTCCACGTGCCAGATTAACTTTAGAGTTACTTCAATAAAACAGTAATATATATGCACATACTCTAGCGATTACCTCTCACAAAATGCCCGTAATTATGACAGATTTAGAAAAGCAACAGATTTTCGAACTGATCAAACAGGCAAAAGAAGGTAAACAATCTGCCTTCACAAGGCTTTATAATCGTTTTAGTAAGATTATTTATAATACAATTTATTATATTGTAAATAATAAAGATGTAGCTGATGATTTATTATCAGTTACTTTTACTAAAGCTTTTAGTAAGCTAGATAGTTATATAAACAATATCTCATTTGAGATGTGGTTAAAAACTATTGCAATAAATACTAGTATTGATTATATTCGACATACTAAAAAGGAAAAAGCGAACTATTGGATTGACGACGATGCCAACTCTCTGCAGTTGAGTAGCCAGGCCAGTTATTCACCTGAAGAAGATTATATCTTCTCAGAGAAAAGTGATGCTCTAGATAATGCCTTGTCGCGACTTCGTTGGAAGTATAGGAATATAATTGAACTACGCTCTATACAAAATCTGTCTTACAAACAGATTTCAGAGCATCTTGGACTCACAGAGTCTCAAGTTAAATCACGCCTTAATAAGGCAAGAGAGAAACTAAAAGAATTATTAACAGATTAAATTTACTAATTATGTCAGCAACATGGATTTTAGTATTGCTTCTATTTGGAGCAGTATTAGCACGCGCTATGCGTTCCACAAAAATGTGGTGGGTATTTCTATTCACTATATTAGCTGGTCTATTAGTAGGTATGTTGGGTAAAGAGGCTGTAAATCATTTTACTAAAAATGATACTACAGCTTCTATTATCCAGCTAATTAATACCGTAGATAATACGGATATGGATTGCACATTACCAGTAGTTTTAGTGACAGAGACTACATGCCAGTCAGGAGTAATGAGTTACATTTCATATCCATCCGAAGTATTATCAGACGCATTAGTTAGTGGTCATACTACTAAGGGCAGAGACTCGCCAGCTTATGAGGATGATAGTTGAACCTCATTAAACAATCTATCAGAATTCATTTATTTATTAACAATTTAAAACATTATCAAAATGTCGTCTAAGAAAAACAAAGCAGCTCAAGCAGCTGCAAGTACTGCAGCAAAACCTGCAGAAACAGCTAAAGCAGATAACACTGCAAAAGTAACTAAAACCGAAAAAGGAAATGCTGAAACAACTCAGCAAGTAGCTGCACCAGCAGCAACTGAAAAGCCGGCTGCTGCTCAACCTAAGAAAGAGGAAAAAGCGCAGACTCAGGCTAAGACTGACAAACAGCCCGCCCAGAAAGGTGCTGCACAACAGTCAAAGCCAAAGAAGGATAAGACTCCTACAGTTATTGCTGAAGAAGTAGATCCGGCTGAAGCAGTGAAAACACTTGCTAAGTCTATCGGTGCTCCGACTGGTTCTTCTACAAGTTCTACAGATGCTAAAGCTATGCTTTCATTTGTTGGACATCAACGATTCACTAACAATGAAGAGTTGAAGAAGAACTTCCCTGAACAATACAATGCTATTAATCAAGCGATTAATGCTGTATGGTTCCTTGGAATGCTCGGTGTTCAGCAAGAAATGATCGGTATGCAGGCTGAAGGTAAACTTCAGTTGATAGTGTCTCCTGAACAGATTATGCCGTTGCAAGAAATGGCTACTATGTTCGGTGTGAAACTTGCATCACCGCGTGCTCTTCCTGGAGCTACAGACGGTCAGTTAGCAATTCCTTTTGGACCACAGGAAACTATTATTCCTGAAGAACTGAAGGATCCTAAACTGGCTAAACTTGAAGTTCCAGAAACCGATATTGAAAAAGTAGGTTCAGATCATGAAAAGATCTGTAGTGCTTTGGAATATCTGTTACGTAAAGATCGTAACATTGTAATTAGTTTAATTGACACCATTGAATGGTATCGTAAACTTTGTATCAACAATGCTAGTACTACTGATGAAAAGCTCAAGATTGATAATCGTCGAATAGACGAATGGATCAATGAGATTTTCCATCTTGTACCTGTAGCTGGTTTGATGAAAGGAATCGGACGTGCCGTATATCTGTATACCAAGAAGGAAAACTCGCCGGTAAGTGCACATTGCATCGTTCATGGCGCTGTACCTACTGTTACAGATGATGAAGTTGTACTTATCGTTCGTACATTCATCCAGGAAAACTTCCGATATAACTTGGAAGACAAAATTGATGCTAATGGTAATGTTATCAAAACCGAGAAGATTGAAAATCCGGCAGATGACAAAGCTATTCAAGCAACAATGGGAGTAATTGGCGTAGATTATGTTGACAAATTGATGCATGACTACACATGTTCTGTTCCTGAAGGAGCAACTGATGAACAATTGGCAGAAATCAAAATGGCACGCGATAGTGCTAGAAAGGTTATCTCTCTTGTTCGTGCTAACTATTACCCTGGAAAGATTCCTCCTACTAATGAGCAACTGCGTTTTGCTGTTGGTAAGATCATCAACTACTATCGTTCACCTATGGACAAGATTGCCGAATTCGAAGGTCCACTTCCTGTACTTGTAGGTGAATATCCGGAAACCAAGAAAGAAGAGGCTGCAGCTGAAGAAAAAAAAAGCTAAGCCGGTTCCATAATTGGTGGAGTATTGTATATAAGTTTAAGAGACTGTTCACTAATTCGTAATCAATATGAATAGTAGAATTTTGTCAGCTGTAGGTTTATTTATTGCTAGCATATTTGTTGGCTATAATATACTTAGTACAGTTGAACCCGTGCAGGCACAACAACCTGTAATACCTTCATATTTAGAGTTGATGTCTATGATGCACTCTAATAAGGAAGCAAAGTCTGTGAGTAAGGTAGATACTATAGAAGTATCTTATGATGTTAATACTCAAGAAGTATCCGTAAAAGGAACAGCAGACGCAATTGTGAATGTAACAACTACTGGTGAATTAAAACCAATAGTTAAGTGGAGAACTAAAGTAAAAGAAGTAAATACAGGATTTCCAAAGGTACGTAGTATAGCTAACTTACCAGAGGATGTAAAGCCACTTTCTCCTTTTACTAAAGAATCTCAAAATGAGTAAGAAGAATCTTATTATGCTTAATAGTATGATGCGACTATCACGTATTATACGAAATAGCAAAGATGCTAGGCGTAATTTAGATTTGGTAGTAGATCAAACCGGTTACTTTATAGTAGCCGGGGAAAGTTCTAATATGATACAGGTACAAGCGAAAGCTAGTATAAGTAACATCTTATTCGTAGAACAGTACTTACGCTCGTCTGTAAGTAGTATATGCGTGCACTTGGATGGTTTTGATCCAGGACGTATGGATCCAATTGATTATATCAGTAGTAATGATATAAAAAATGGCATAGTTGATATATGCCGGGGTAAGAAGGTGGTTGCAAACATCAACTTATCTTCTGGAGACATATTTCTTGTAAAACCAGAGTCAGAAATTATAGGAGAAGATAAATCCTCAGCGGAAAATAGTTAATGATAATAGCCGCTATATAAATACTATAATTATATCATAGTTCGAGAGGAGTAAAACTATAGCGTAAATCACTCCGGCAGTCACAGAAGGAAGTTTTTAAGTACTACTGCGTCAGGGAGTTTGTGTCCATTTACACATAGCCCGAAAAAAGACAGAATCCGAGAATATGTAAGAAGTAGTTATGAGATGCTTCGTAGCAGCTAACACTGTGAGATACTCAAAAGGTAGGATAATAACTTATACTGGTGAAAAAGGTATAAGAAAGCAGGAGAGGGTGAATAGCCTGCGCTGTTAATATGAGAACCGTCTGGTGATATTAAAAGTGAAGAACCCGTAATATAGGAGCTACAAGAAGATACCCTAGTTACAAATTAATTCAAAACCGAGGAGATGAATTCGTAGCAATAAGCAAATAAAAACTACAAAAGATGAAATCCTTAATCCTCAAAAAGAGAACGAAATCTCTATATTCGTATGCGTCAATCAAGATGTGACTCAAGAAGGAATATGAACACGATGCTGAAACAAGGACAAAGGGTTCTTGGATAATCCCTTGGAAAAGGATTATCGAAAAATACATTATGGCTGACTAACGCAACAAGCGGGTTCCAACCTCGCTTCATACAAAAACGCAACTATGCGTCCTGATTGGAAAAATAGGCTAACTCTAGTGTTTTTATGATAATTGGTTCATAATATAAAGGGAGTAATTACTGATACTAATGTAAGGATAACCGTGTTATGGTACATACTTATACAAAGTAAAGATATGAAGGCTGGACATGCAATGATCCTAAGTAACTATGTTAAAATTATAGTGAAAATAGACTGATTACCAGGGAGCAGGAGCCAATCCTGTGCGCTACCGTAACTAGCGTGCCGCAAAAGAATTTACGTATAAGGGATGAGGTATATGAGATTGATACCGTCTTTCAAGTCTAAAGTGACTCACGTGCTTATTCGTTCGTGTGAGTATAATTGAATGAGGAATGAATAGACCAAGAGTGTCTAAGCGGTTTGAGGGCGCAATAACCCTGATTCTAATCGTTGCACACCTTTAGCAAGTGTGATTATAATGATAAATAATACTAAGGAGAAGCTTAGAAAACTCCTCGTAAAAAACAGCAGAGCTTATACCTTTTAAGATATGTAAAGGTGCATTGCTAGATTATCACACTCATTCCAGAGTAGGAGATATTAGTAGTGGTCAAAAACAATAAATTAATGAGTAAGAGCCAAGCTGCTCCAGCTTAGAACCCTGGAACCAGAGAGGTAAGACTGTAACAGATGATGTTACTTTACTGCATCTGAAAGTTAATGCCGAATAGAACCGGCCTAGTTAAATCTGTTCTAAGTGAATTGTTAACATTATTAATCTTTACCAAATTGGGAAGTTCAATGGCGAGTACAGAGATAGCAAACTACTGTTGTAAAGTAGTCAGATAAGGAGTATGATCCACCCCAGACTGCCAACCGTCATCGCTGACATTAGAAACTCCTAAAGTATATATTGCAAGTATATATGTAAAGAGAACGCTGATTCGTTAATAACCTGTCGCCTATCACCCTGTCTCGGTAGATTAAAGGGCGTAGTACATTTCGACTCAATAGTAATAACAATTGAGCAACAAGGAGACGATGAGAGGTGGAAATCCTCGTGTTCGAGCAGAATAAACAACAAATCCTATGCATGGTACAAGTGGGCCATACTATAAGTAATGGGCTTGTGAGTTGGTAACGTTAGATAAACGACCGTAATTCTATGAATTTCGATAATCCGGAAATACTAGGTAGACTTACCATTAGTCAATGATCTATGTCTTTTATATTGCATCTAATCGCGATATAAAATAACGGTGAGAGGTGCGTTAAGCATCGAAAAAGTTGAATCTTAACCGTCGAAACGGGACGATAAACATATCAGAATTAACAGAAATTATCAGAGAATTTATCAGAAGATATTTTCAAATAAATTAACATTTATTATTTTAATACCTAGTAGATTATGTGATTGAATTCACCATTACCATTATTGTAATGCTATAAAATAATCGAACAGTGGAGAGCATTAATCTATTATTAACTTAAAAACTAAAAAATGATCCGTATTGGTATATCAAATGCGGACTCAAGAAGGGAACATTTTTTATGGAAAATTTGAATAACAACAGTGCACCGCAGATTCCTAACGCAGCTGCACAAATCTTAGCACGTAACCGGCAAGTGGCACAGAAATATGGTCCTTACTTCGGTAAGCAGTTATTTACTATTATCGCAGTAAATCCAGATCCTAAGTACAAGGAAGACGTCATGAATGGCATCAATACTTTCCGCAATGAGATCAAAGCTTATATTATTAAAGCTATTGATATCATGAGTGTAAGTATTGTCGCTAAGGATCTTGATCAACGGCCGAAGATTGCTATCAACAAGGACATTCCTGGTGTTGAACCTTTGATGTTCGAAATAGCTGAACCGGATTTCAGCAAAGCTACCCGGGCTAACGTTACGGAAGCAATTGACCGCCTTGGTAAGAGCGGAGCTAGTCCGATGTTTTTCTCAGCTGAAGATTTGCCGAATCTCGACAAATTAGTTGAGGAAGCTAACATGGGTGCTATTACTCACTACGAGAACTTTGCTCGTCACTGCTTGAATCTGTCTAAGACAGTTCGAGGTTATTCCGATGCTAACAAACGCATTTATACTGATTATATGCGGCAGTGTGGTATTGGAAGTGATGTAGAAGTAAACGTGCATGTTGAAACTACTACAACAGAATAACAGATATGAACGGAAGATTATCACCTTCTCGGGTTGATATCTTGCGTATGCTAATTATTTATGAACCAGCTGTTCTAGCAAAAGTTAAGATCTTGAATGGGAGAATTAACGAAAGACCTAAAAAAGTAGATATACAAGAAGACGGACAGATTATCTTGTACTATGGAAGTGGTCCTAGATGGTGGCAACGGTTCTTTAATGCTCATGGACTGGTGAGTATTACTGATATAGCAATCAAATTAGCAGACACAATGTCTGGAACTGGAGAAGCAAGAAATGAGGAAGCTTTTTATGGTATTATGAATGCCATATTAAAAGAAGCTACCGATAATAATGATTTGGATAAAATAGTAGATATTTTATTTGATGTAGTAAGAGGTAGTACGAACGGAGAACTACATTCTAAGTATATCAATGAAAAGTATTTACAAAAGTATTCGAATGAAAAAGAACATAACCGAAGTGTAGGAGTTTCTGAAACAGGAAATAAACTATATGTTGGTGCTAAAACAACAGACGGACGGATTCTACCGGTCTATTTTGCAAAAGAAATAAAAATTGTTGAACGTGATGACATATAATACTGAATTGGGTATTTATCACATCAATATCTATTAATAGTACTGAATGGGGTACTACTTTAATAGAGACTACTGAATGGGGTAGTTCTCTATTACATAACATGCATTAGCTTAGTTGATTAGAGCACTCATCAGAGGGACGGCAGTTTGAATCTGTCATGCATGACTAACTAGTAAACGATTTCGGTCAAGTATTAACTTAAAAAACAAATCACTTGAATATGAAATCAATTACATCTAAATATGCAAAAAATCGTCGCGATGAACTTAGTAAAGATATTACTAAATATTGGACGATTATTAAAAACGAAAATATCATTTCTAAAGAAACTATTCGTAACTATGACCTTAAGGTACTGTTAACGAAGATTCAAGAAATGGCAGAAGAACGAATTCTTATGAAACTGTATTTACAATGTATTAATATGGGTTATAAGAAGTTCTCTGATTTACCAGCAGAAAATAACTATTATACAATATTTTCACTATCCGAGAAACAGGAACAACTGTTTCATTTAGGGAAGATTAAAACAATCGACCCAAAGATAAAGCGAGCTAAAGGCAAAAAGAATCTGAATATTAGTGAGGAACTCACTTCAGCTTACATCAGCAATATAAAGAATAAGCTGCAGATAGAAATTAATAAGTTGAATAAAGACTTAGAAGATTTTAATGACAAAGCTGAACTTGATATTGAATCAGCTCCTATTTGTCTAGCTGCTTAATTAATGCGAGCCTTCGGGCTCGCTAGTTATTAACTTCTAAAATTATCAAGATTATGAAAAAGAATTTATCAGGTAAACATAAAGATCATAAAGGAAAGAAATTATCGAGAACTAACCGTTCTAAATTACGTAGATCTAAGAAAGTAGAAGAAGTATTTAGAAGACCGGGTCCATCTCCCTATATTACAAAGGGTGAGAATGGGAAAGTAATAATAACCAACATAGTTGGTAAAGTTAAGCAAAAAAGTTATACTACAGAAGTAGGAAAGAACTCTCGTCAGGAAAATAAGACAGCTAAACAGGCTAAGAAAGAGCTTATTAAGCAAATTTTAGCAAGTGCTGGATTTGAACCTACAGTTCACTATACTAGAAAAGAGAAGAAGAAATTCACTCGATTAATTAAAAAACAACTATTTGTTCAACCAAAACCGGTTAATTTAACTGATGAAGAAATCAAGGTTAGATTTCAACGTGAAAAAGAGTATAAAGCTGAACTGTTAGCCAGTAGACCTCATATAAATGAGGTAAAGGCTTCTGTTTTAGAATTCCTAAAGAAAGGAAGAGAAGTGCTAAATAACAAAAAGAACACTCGTAAGTTCCGTTATGTAGTACAGAATCAAAGCGAAGATAATCCTATGAAAAGTACAGACTTCTACACGGATTATTTAGATGCTAATGATAAAGAAGAAGCATTCTCTAAAGTAAAAGTATTAGCTAAGAAGTACGAAAACAATGATAAGTTCACCGGAATAACCGTTGAAGATTTAAGTAATAACAATTGGACCTATTACACTAAATCAAAACTTTTAGCAGCATAAGTTTAACTATTAATATTATCAAGATATGAAAATAGATAAAAACAGAAAAGAAGAATATAAAATAGCACGTAGTGAAGAGAGAGTTGCAGCAAGAAATGCTCGAAAAGCAGAAAGAAGAGTATTTCGAGTAAAACAAATTACTTCTGAAGAAGAGGTTAAACCAAAAAACTTCTATAGTGAAGAACTTAAAGCTCGTAGAAAAGTTAAACGAGAAAGAGCAAAAGCTCTTGTTGAAAAGAGAAAAAGTACTTTCGTATTTCAATCTATCAATTATCCTAGGTTTAATAAATACGACAGAAAACAGCTTGATGCTCAAGTTAAGTTTGATCATATGATTATTCATATGAAACAATCTAAAACAGCATCTATTAAACAAAGCAAAGAAGACAAGGCTAAGTACAAAGCTTCCCTTGTAGCGTTTAAGAAAACGTATGTACGAAAAACAAGTACAACAAAGGCTTCGCTAGCCGCCTAAAATATGCTAGCAAATCCATAATTTAGAAATTTTAATGCGGCAGTATGCTGGTTGTCTGTGTAGTTTAAATGGAAAAACTGTTAAATGAGGGTTCGATTCCCTCCACAGACTCAAACTAACATTATTAATTATGATTATACGAGATAAGATTGTTTATGTATATGATATTGAGGTATTCCCCAATGTTTTCCATTGTACTGTAAAAAATACAGAAACAGGTGAATTGCATAAATTTGAAATATCTTGCAGAAGAAATCAATTAGATGAATTAGTCAATTTCTTTCATACAGTTAATACAGACTATACTTTCGGAGACTTATATACTACAAAAATTCAGTTAAATACTGATAAATTATTTTGTGGTTATAATAATCTTCATTATGATAATCCTATTATAAATTATATAATAGATTATTATGTTGTAATGAAATACAAAGGATATAGAGACATATGTAGATCTATATTTAATTTAAGTAAAGTAATTACTACTTCAAGTGAAGATGATATTAGAGCTTGGAGTAAGTGGAAGTATATGATTTGTTTTGATTCGTTTGATATCCTTACTATGCTTTATAGCAATAAGTTAAGAGTAGGTTTGAAAGAAATTCAAGTAACAATGCAGTACAAAAATGTACAAGAATTTGTTGCAGATTGGCAGGCAGATTTACCTGAAAATCAAATAGATTCAATGATTGAGTATAATATTAATGATGTTAATTCTACTGAAGAGTTACTTAATAGATGTAAAAAAGATGTAGATTTAAGGTTAGCTATTGAAGATGAATACGGAGTAAGAGTACTTAGTAAAGACGGAGTAAACATTGGAATGAAGATTTTAACTCAGAAATATCTTGAAAAAACAGGTCAAACCTGGTATGATATTAAAGATTTAAGATCTCCAATGGATGTAATACCTTTAAATAAGGTAATCCTACCATTTATTAAGTATGATAGTCCTATACTTCAAAAAGTACTAGATGATATGAAAAGTCAAATAGTATCTCCAGGAAGAAAAGGATATGAAAATAAATTCATATTTGAAGGATTAAGATATTCTGTAGGAGTTGGAGGAATTCATTCAGTGAATGATCCTGAAATAGTTATACCAAAAGAAGATGAAATGCTCATTGATATAGATGTTGCATCACTATACCCAAGTATGCTAATAGAATATGGGTTCTATCCTAAACATTTAGGACCTGAATTTCTAGAAGTATATAGACAAATTAAAGATGAGCGCATCGAAGCTAAACACAATGGCAATAAGGTTAAAAACGAAACCTTAAAGCTTGCTCTCAATGGATTATCAGGTAACTTACAGAATCCACATAATTTCTGTTATAGTCCATTTGCAGTAATGCAAATACGTATAAATGGACAGTTACTATTACTAATGCTAGCTGAAAAACTAACCCAATTAGGATGTCGAATCGTCCAAGCTAATACAGATGGTTTATTTGTATTACTTAAAAAATCTGTATATGATAGTGTAAACAAAGTATGCAGAGAATGGGAACAACTTACTAAACTTACTTTAGAAGAAGAACGTTTTAAGGCTATGTATCAATATGCTATAAATGACTACTTTGCTATTACTGAAGATGATAAAGTAAAAGAAAAGGGTATGTTTATTACTACTGTGAAATTAGGGAAAGGTCTAACTCCGAAGATCATACCGAAAGCAGTAATAAACTTTTTTAAGAACGGAGTACCAGTAGAAGAAACTATAAAAGGTTGCCAAGACATTAGAGACTTTCTAATGGCTGAAAAAACTGGTAAACAATGGCATGTTGAGTATAATAATAAAGAACAACAAAGAACTAACCGTTTCTATGCAAGTACTAATGGAGCTTATTTATGGAAATGGAAACCAACAGGATACAAAGAAGGTGAAATTATAGAATATGATGAACCATATGTAGGTAAAAAGATACTTGTTGCAAAAGAAAAACAGTATCAGAATATGCTTACTGCATCTGGTGTTACTTTATTAAATTACTTAGACGATAAACCAATTGAAGAGAGAAAGATTAATTATAGGTATTACATTATGGAAGCCTATAAGATAATCCGTGAATTAAAACCGTTACAAATGAGCCTATGGGATTAACAAAGGCTTATCAGACATATTTCAAATACCGTATGCTCGTATAATATATGAGAATATGATTTTAGAAATAGACACCTCAATCCTTGATAGGATTGAAAACTTATCTATTAATCAGTTAGTATTCCTAACGCTTGTATTGAGTGATATCAAAAACATCAATCAAGACATTCAGAAACTTCTCAGCCTAGTTAATGAAGAAGAAATACAAGAGTTAGAGTCTCGTGGTCTAATTGCTACCAGCACTGTAGACAATACCACAGTCATAAAGAAAACAGAAAAACTAGAGGAACTTCTTAAAGAAGATAAATCTATGTTTGATGAATTTTATGACCTATTTCCAGTTTATGTTATAAGACCTGACGGAACCAAAGGTTTCCTAAGGGCAAATGTGAACAAATGTAGGAAAGAATATAATCGAATAATTGGCAAAAGTAAAGCAATGCATCAGCACATCATGAAATGTTTATCTTATGAGATAGATAATAAAATGATTACTGGTAAAATCGGTTATATGAAAACTATGTGGAAATGGCTCACTCAACATGAGTGGGAGACATACGAGGAACAAATGAAAGTAGAAGAACCAATAATTAGTAATGATTATGGAACAGAACTCTACTAATACGCTTACCTTCCGCCATATATCTATTGCAGCTAAAGAAGCAGTAGAATATATAAAACAAAGAAAGAATCATGAGATTCAATCTTTAAGAACAAGGTGGAATAAGTTCAATAAACACTGTATGGGTGGAATTGAACCTAATACGATATATACTATAGTAGGTATATCTGGTAGTGGTAAATCATCATTTGTTAATACACTTGAAAATGATTTAATAGATCTAAATCCTGAACAGGATGTAGTTATCCTTAACTTCTCATTTGAGATGTTAAGTTCAAGGCAGGTAGGTAGAAAATTAAGTAGTAAGTTAAGGCAAACTACTGCACAGCTATATAGCGCTAACGAGGAATTAAACGATGACACATTGGCGCAAGTTGAGACAGCGTCTCAACAAATAAAATCATACCAGATATATTATGTTGATACACCTGGGACGGTTGGAGAAATAGCTTCTACTATTGATTATTTTTACGAGAACTATGCAAAGGGTAAGAAATTTATTATTATCCTTGATCATACTTTACTTGTAGAAGGTCAAGAATCTGCACTGAAAGTGATTTCCGATTTACAGAAACTGTTTATTAAGGTTAAAAAGTACCCTAATACTACTATAATTCAGTTATCACAGATGAATCGAAACATTGAAGCTCCTGATAGGATTAACAATCCATCTATGCATTACCCAATGCGTAGTGACATTTCTTCTGCGGATACTATATTCCATGCATCTGATTATGTTATATGTATTCATAGACCGGAACTACTCAATATACAACAGTATGGACCGAATCGTTTACTAGTTAAGAATAAAGTCTATCTTCATATCCTAAAGAATAGGGATGCTGGAGAGTGCGCTATACTTGAGTTTGATAACGATCTAAAATACAATAATTTAATTGAGACTATAAGGGAAGAAGAACCTACGAAGAAGATTTCGTTTAGTAATAACAATTAAAGGCTGAAAAATTATGATTACAACATATACATTTACATTACCGAAGAAAAATAATAATACTAGTGCTAATAACTTTAAAGAAAGTCTAGCTGAAAAATTCTTGAATGCATATCCTTGGTTGGGTGGCAAGAAAGAGAAAAAGACTACTGTTGATTTGTATTTGCTGGATACTATTCCGACAAATCTAGGTTATACAGCAAATGACTTCTTGAGTAATAAGTATAATTTGGAAGACGAGTTCTTCAAAGCTATTGCAGGACTTAGTTCTCTTGCAAAAGATTATGACTTTGAAGATGAATTCGGTACTCCGATTCGTATCTTCGATAATTTCGTTCAGATTGGCTACGACATTATTCCTATTATGCCGGGCTCATTGAACCATCTAAAACCGAAAACAAAGAAGACTATTATTGATATCACAATTAAGATTAAAAATAATGGTTGGTTCTAAATAAGATATTAATTCCGTACTTATCAGAAATTGTCAGAGTTTATCAGAATACACGGAATACAAAAATAAACAAGCTTTATGATTGTATTACCAAAAGAAAAAACAGAAGTAAAGATATGTAATCCAAAGTTCTCTGTGTTTTATGGGAAACCTAAGGCTGGTAAATCCAGTCTTATGGCTTCTCTAGACAATAATCTAATTATAGATTTAGAGAATGGTTATCAGGCTTTATCTGCACTAGTTGTACAAGCAAGATCTGTAAAAGATTTTGGAGATATTGTGGCTGCAATTAGAGAAGAAATTAAGAATACAGGCAAAAGACCGTATAAGTATATTACTATAGATAATGCAACTCGACTTGAGGAAATATGCATGGGCTATGCCATACAGCTCTACAAAGGCACTAATCAAGGAAAAAATTATCAAGGTACAGACATTCGTACTCTTCCAAATGGAAGTGGTTATATGTGGCTAAGAATGGCTGTTAAAAAGGTAATCGACTTGTTCAGAGATCTAAGTGATCATCTTATATTAATTGCTCATACTCGTGATAAGCAGATAAATATTGAAGGTCAAGAGATGTCAGAAATGACTCTAGATCTTACTGGTAGATTAGGAGATATTATCTGTGGTGAAGCTGATGCTATTGGTTATGTTTATCGAAAGAAAAACGAAACAATTATTTCCTTTGAAGGAGGAAGTAATATAGTAAGAGAAGCAAGAGCACCACATTTACGAGGTAAGAATATTGTAGTAGCAGAAAGCGACGAAGACGGTGAAATTACGTTTCACATGGACAGAATTTTCTTACCTGAATAATAACACAAAACAAAGAAATTATGGTTTATAGTACAGAATTAGCAAGCAAAGTAGCAATAACAAGTAATGACAGTAAATATCTTGAAGCAGGTATTCATGATAATGTTAAGTTTACTGGTGTAAGAGCAGCAACATCTCCTACTGGAAAAAACTTTATGGAGTTTCGTTTTGAAAAAGACGGAAAAGAGTTACTACATACAGAGTGGGAACCAAATGAAAGAGAAGGAGATTCTGCTGAACAGAATCAGGCTAAAGTAACTAATGTAGTTACTCGTATAATGCGAATTATGAATTGTTTCTATCCTAAAGGAGTACTGAACTTTAATGGTAGTTCTTATAAAGAATTTACTGAATGGGTAGTAACAATGCTAAATGCAGCTAATAAAGATGTCTTATTGAAGGTTAAAGTAGTTTATAATGATAATGGTTATACTACTTTGCCTACTTATGTTAAATTTGCAGTAATTGAACCTATGGTATTACCAGAAGGGTTCTACGACAAAGAAACAAATCCAGAAAATAAGAGTTTGATTAGAGAGTTGTCTATTGACAGATTTACAAAACCTGTCATTGCTGATAAAGAGACTAAAGTAGATGATCTATCTACTATGAACAGTTCTCCAGCAGACGATCTGCCGTTCTAAGATAACTTAAAAATAGTAGCTACCTAGAGCATAAGCTAGGAATACGTAGGTTAGGATTCTAACCTACGTTTTATACCGAAGTATAACAAATTGGGTTACGTATAAGGTTGATTGCTTATACGACGTGGTTCGAGTCCCGTTGCTTTGACAATAAATAATATATCATATGATTTACGATACAACAAAAGTAAAAGATACATTTAATATCACTCTAGATTGGATTCTTTCTAGAGTAAGTGAGTATGATATATATGCAGCGTATATAGGTAATTTTAAAGTAGGAATGATCTATAATTCTCCATTGAGAAAAGACAAAACTCCTTCGTTTGGATGCTTTTATAGTAGAAAAACAAAACAGTTGTTGTTTAAAGATCATGGAACAGGTCAGTGTGGAAATGTAATAAAGTTTATAGAACTTTATACAGGTATAACTAATTACTCGGATATACTTAAAGATATTGTTGAAAGACTTAAAATTACTAACGATACGCAACTCGTTAGCTCTAAGCAATATATACCGTCAACTGAAACAGTAATTGGTGTTGTACGTCAGGAATTTACTGAAACTGACATCAATTACTGGAAGCAGTTTAATATTACGGTAGAAACTCTAAGAAAATTTGGAGTAAGTAGTATAAAGTACTACCTATGTAATGGCATAGTAAAAAGCATTTATAAAGAAGATAATCCTATGTATGCTTATAAGGTATACAATCATTTTAAGATATATAAACCTTTAGCAGACAAATATACAAAGTGGCGTAATAATCTTACTGAATTAGATATTCAGGGATTTAAGCAGCTTCCAAAAACAGGTGACATCTTAATTATTACTAAAAGTATGAAAGATGTTATGTGTTTATATGAAATGGGTATTCCAGCCATTTCACCTTCATCTGAATCTACATTTATACCTAATAAGATTCTAGAACAGTTAAAGAAGCGATTTAAACGTATTATTATACTATTTGATAGAGATGAAGCTGGAGTAAAATATCTCCGTAAAATAAGCCTTAAAACAGGTTTAGAAGGTATGTTAGTCCATAAGAAATTTAAGGCAAAAGATATATCTGATGCTATTAAAGCAAATGGATTTGAGAAAGTAAAAAAATGGTTATATGAAGAAATAGAAAAAACAAGGTAGAGTTCGAAATGCAACTCCTAACGAATATGACGGAATTAAATTTCGAAGTAAACTTGAAACATATACATATAAAAAGCTGAAAGAAGCAAATATTCTAGCAGATTATGAAATGCATAGATATGAGCTACTTCCAGCTTTTACTTTTAACAACAAAAAATATAGAGCAATGACCTATTTACCAGACTTTGTTGGTAAAGGTTTTGTGATTGAATGTAAAGGCTTTCCAAATGAGGCATGGCCTTTACGTGAAAAGTTATTTAACTATTATTTGTACACACATGAACCTAAAACAGCGTTCTATGTTGTACATACGTAGAAACAAGTCGATGGGTTAATCGACAAACTAAAAACATAAAAACAGAAGTTATGGCAGAATTTATTAAAGTAGGCAATGAGATCACAGTTAAACCAAAGTTAGAAGGATTAGCATATGAACTTATTAAAGGTAAAGTATACGATCTAAAGTACAATCGTATGGAAGGAAAATCTTATCTAGTAGAAAATGGTGATTTGAATATGCCAAAGAAACTGTATAAGCTAGATGAGGATAATAACTTTATTAATCGCGTGCTTACTTATTTCAATTCTGAAAGTTCTAACCAAACAACAGGTGTATTACTTGCTGGTACTAAAGGTACAGGCAAAACAATGCTCTCTAAACGTATTGCCTTAGAAAGTAATCTACCTATTATTGTTGTTGCAACTGACTATCCTGCTGATAAACTAAGTGCGTTCTTCAAAAACTTTACTACTCCTGTAGTAATCATGTTTGATGAGATTGAGAAGAACGATTATTGGTGGGAAACTAAGGATCTATTAGGATTCTTGGATGGAGTAGAGTCAACAGCAAAGAAACTTGTATTAATGACTTGTAATAGAGCAGAAAAGATAGATGAGAACTTCTTTGATAGATGCTCACGTGTTCGTTATTTCAAACAGTATGAAGCTAATTCTAACTCTGTATTTGTACGCTATATGGCAGAAGATAAAGGAGTTAAGAATATAGATGAAGTTGTGAACTTCATTAACAAATATATGAAAGTAAAATCATTTGATAATATTTCTGCATTCTTAGATGAAGTTGTTCTCTTTGAAGATATACCTTTAACTCAAATAGCTAAAGATATGAATATTTCTACTGAAAAAATAAAAGAAGAGGACAAAGTATCTACTCAGGATGATACACAGTCATCTGATATGGATGAAGTATGTATCGAAATAATGGAGAATAAGATTTTGAATCCATTTTAACTATGATTTTATTTCTAATGATAGTCATATACAAGATGTCTAAACATATCCGTCAGGATATAGAAGACGAGATCCCATGGAATACAAACATGGAAGTTGAAACCGATTTATATTTAGCAGCATGAAAATAGAGATTCCGTATTATGAAGATAACACGCGAATATCAAATTCAGCAATCGGGTGGTTCTTGAAGAAAGGACCACGTTACCTCAAGGATATGCTTGACGGTAAAGAAGAAGGTATAAGTGCTAAGTATCTTGATAAAGGTACTATGATACATATGTATCTTCTTCAGCCAGATGAGTTCTGGCATAATTATATTGTTATTGATTATGAAAAGCCTAAAACGGCACAACAAACAGCATTCTGTGAACGTTATCATTCATCTGCGGAAATAGTAGAAGAAGATAAGCTTCTAGATGCATATAAGTTTGCATATTCTGGTAACAATATGTCTAGAGATGCTATGTTAAAAAAAGCAAAGGAGTTACAACTCAAGTTTGCTGAATATATAGAAGCTCTAGAGAAAACAGATCTATATACGATTATATCGTTTGCAGATTTAAATATGCTTAAGAATATTAAAGATAATATTGAAAAGCATATAAAAGCAGATGAACTGCTTACAGACCAACCAGGTATGGAATGTCATAACGAGTTTCATATAAACTGGGAGGCAGAGAAACAAGGAGTATCTTGTAAGTCACTGTTAGATAGAGTTAAGATTGATCATGCTAATAGAAAGATTATTCTTATTGACTTAAAAACAACTGCTGATGTCTATAATTTCAAGCATTCTGTAGAAGAATACGATTATTATAGACAAATAGCTTTCTATATTCTTGCTCTTACATGGTATATGAAAGATCAAGGTTATGATATAGAAGATTACGATTTAGAAGCGTATATTGTTGCTATTCAAAGTAATGGTAATAATGAAGTACGTGTATTTAATATGTTAAACGAAAAAGAGTTATTGGACCGTAAAGACCTAATAGCAAATACTTTAACAGAAATCTCATATCATTATCAGACAGGAAATTGGGACCATACTCGTGAATATTACGAGAATAATGGAACTGAAAGCCTTAAATGATGTAAGTATATATATAGTTCCTTTATTAGATGATAATCTAACTTGGAGGGATTTAACTGTAGAAAGCGGATTTATAAATGCATATACAAGTGACAAAAATAGACCTTATTTAGAAGATAAGGTCTTTCTTGTATATGATAGTTCAGTAAACACTAGAGAATCTCTAGATAGATACTGCAAACTTAAAAATCTTGATACTGTTTATAATATGAAATATATTACTATAAATAATAAGCATTACACAGTTTATTGTTTTAGTAATCCTAAGTACAAAAAAGATATTAATAGTCTTAAAAATTATGGTAAAGCGTTTAGTTTAGAAGCCAAGCTTGATATAAATAGATTCTGGACTAACGTGCCAGTTCCAGAACTATCTAAACGTTTATTTTATCCTCATTATAGGAATGGTGAAACTATAGAGGCTGAATTACCAGAAGAAGACTATTATAGTTATCTAGATCTAATAGATAGAGATAACAAATAAGCCTACTATTTTTAGTAGGCTTTTCTTTTTTGCAGTAATTTAACGAATTGATAATTCTAATAGAAACTTAGAAGTTCATTAATTGATTCTATAGATAATTGCGTTTCGATTTTGGATCTTGCGCTTCAAATATACTCTTAAATGGAGTTACTTTAATAATATTTCTTAATATTACAGGCATACCTTTATATACTCCTCTATCAATTATAGTAAATGGTGTTTTATTACCTGTATATGCAAATGGATTAATTAGATTAATAAAACTAGACGCATTATCAAACCAATTGAAAGCTGCTGTAGGAGACTTAATTAGAGACATTAATTCAAATGGATTATACATAGTTCGAAATTCAAATGCAGATCTCATTGCAAGATATGTCATAGATTGAGTTAACCATGTATCATAATCATCATCTCCGTCTACGATACTAGCTAATATTACAGCTACTGTAGTAGATCCTGCTATTAACATTAATTCGTTTAAAGTTCTACGAACAGCGTATTGTTCATACTCCTACATATTATTGTAGTCAGCTAGTAATTGAGCTAGAGCAAAGTGTCTATTTCCTATCACATTCTACAAGAATCTTCCTGTAGATCTATAATATCCTTCTTCTGTTACTCCTAAATCAAGATTAAATTGTTTTCTTTTAAATCTATCATGTAATGCAGATACCATAAAATTACGATGCATAACAGTATAAGATGCTATAGAATTAGCATGTACTTGAGCTTTATCTACTTCGCGTATAGTACCATCTATTCTTTTACTTATTATCTATATTCTATTTTTTACATCATTTAATAATTTTTCAGTAATATAAGATTCGTATTTAGCATCTACTATGACATCTCCATTATCCTACTACTTATATGCATCATATAAAGTAACACCTAATTGTTTAAAGTTTACCTCTCCTTTTTTTCTATTATTAGGATAGTACTTATCTATATACTATGTTTTAGATAAAAAACCATCTTCTTTAACGAAACGATAATTATGATAGATACTTATAAGAGTGTGACTTTTTACAGTATAGTCAGCTTGAGTATACCCTGCAAACCAAAAATTCTAATTTATAGATCTTAACACCTAACTTTCATCTAATCTATCAAATAGTTCCTAATTATCTTTTACTACTTGATTAAGAGCTAATAAATATGGTAATTTACCTTTAGGATCTGGATTGCCTATATTAGATAACATATTGGGTAATTCTCTAGAAAATTCTGTCTAAGCATATCTAAGATCTTCTAAGTCAAAAAATCTTCCCATTTTAGCCTCTAAAGTAGTATATGTTGCATCAGTAAAGAATCCTGTACCAATAGACCATAGATTACCAGATAGATTTACTTTTGTAACAAATCCTCTAACTATGTCTAACATTTTACCTACGTTTAATTCTTTACCAAATGCATTCATCAATATAGGAGATTTATTTCTTCCATACATTAATCTATCTACTAGTAGCTAAGACTACTTGTATATATTTGTAGATCCTGGACCTTTAAGTTCTTTCTTAGTACGAATAGATACCTATTTCAATAGATTTAACATCATTTCTATGTCGTCCTATTTTTCTGACATATTACGATAATTAGTAGCCATATTATAATACTAAACTACAGCTGCAACAGCATCAGTAGATATTATATTAGGATCATCTAACATCTTTATAAATCTAGTAGGTATTACTTTAATTGGATCTCCATTAGGCATAGTAGAAAATTCATTTACGAAATCTAAGTCATCATCTTTAGTAGTAGCAAAATCTTCAAAAACGTATCCTAATTTACCTAATATGCCATCTTTACGGCTCAAAGATTGCATAAATCTAGCAGGTATTTGAGGCATTCTATGATCATTGGCAAACTACATAAAAGATACATACTTGTTAGCCTCATCCATAATAGCTTCTATCTCATCATATAGTTGTTTCACTTCCGGCTTATTTAGTACAGCATTATAAGCTTTACTATTGTCATACAACTTTTTATTAGGCTAAATAGACGGACCATTTGGATCCCAGTTAGAATTATACCAATCTGAACTAGGCGATATTGATGAATATTTTATAGAGGGAACTCTTTCTTTATATTGATCCATAAATTGTGGTAATGGTCTAAGTTCAGTATAAAACGATGCTGGTCTCATAAATCCTCTAATATCTTCATAGTGACTTCTGTTGAACCAATCATTATATGCTAATGTGCCATTATTTCTAGCTTTTTCCATATCTATACGATATTGTTCTGTAGTAGCTATTTCTGCAAAATCTGACAATCGAGGACCTTTTCTTTCTGTATCCTAACTCGGAGAATACGAAGAAGCTATATCTTGATCTAGCTGTAACAGATCTCTCTTTTCAGCATCAGATATAGCATCTGTGTTTATTTTACCTGTATTAGGATCTTTATACAAAGATAATAAATTTCTTCTTCTAGTTCTTAGACGTTCATAGGTATCTGACTATGGAGTTTTGTCTAAACTATCTATTCTATCGTAGAAAGCCTAATTATATCTTTCAACAGTATTACGCTCTTCCCACAATTTTAACTATTCTGAATTATCGCCATATCTTTTAGCTACTTTAGATCTATCTGCCTGATATTTCTATATATCTGTATCATATTTGATATGTTTTGATACTTCTTCATTAAAAGCTATAAGTTCTTTGGCTATTAGGGCGTCATCACCTGTCTTTTCACTTCCATCCAAATTATATGGATTTGCTAACATCTTTTTTTGTTTACGCAATTCCTATAGTTGATTATATTCGGATGCACTTAATAGATTATCATATTCTATGCCATCTATAGTAATAGGATTGGTAATGTTATCTATATAATTCTATATCTCCTATTGAGCATCTCTAGTTTTCCATGACAACATCTTATTTCTAAGTGTATAGTATTCTGATACATATTTTCTATCAGCGTGATCATTGTACCACTTATTTATACTATCAAACCACTTTTTCTATATATCCTAATTTAGTGGTAATTCGTACTAACCATTAGAATCTTTAGTTATTCCTAATTGTTTTGCAAGTTTATCTAAGAATTGCTTCTTTGTACGATTATACTTACCCTAATTTATTCTAGTTACTCTATATCCAGTATAACTACCATCATCGTCTCTCTCATAAAGCAATTTCTATACGTCATTCCCATATTTTTCCTTTGCTTTATTCAGTGCTTTTACTAATCTAATGCCTACTTCTAAAGTTTGTCTATCCGTAGCGTTCTTCACATCATTCAACATCTTAGCAATAGCTTGCTGAACAGCATTATCACTATTAGTAGCCATTCCAAACCAATTCATAAATATACTTGAATCGTGTTTGGGATCATCTAGCCAATTAATAGTACCCTAAATGAAACTATCAGGCATGCCTTGTTGTGAAAGGTATTGACGTAAATATTGATACCCCTTACTTTTGAGAACATTTATAAATTTATTGTTCACAGTAGTTATAGACTAGGACATTTCTGCTACTAGATTAATTACATCATCATAGTTATCTATTCCTTTAAATATATCTGTAGTATCAACAATATATTGAATATTATCTATTAGAGGTTTATAGAATCCTACATAATCATTAGATAGTTGTCGTATCTACTTAGCATTAATTTCTTCTATAGGCTTACTTAAGAAATTCTTACTATCGTTTATAGAGTCTCTAACGTGTTCTAGAAATTGAATTATACCTTGTTCAGTTTCTGACGTAGATAATTTCTATATTAAGTTTTGTAGGTCTCTCCATACTTTTGGATTTTTACTAGAATATCTCTTAATAGCATTAAGTCTGTCTTTTAATCCTTTCTATATTTTTGTATATAGGTTAGATATCTCCTCTAATACTCTAATTTCGTCTTCAGTGAAAGTTTTGAAGTCAGTATTATCATAACTAACACTTGATGTAGTTAATACATCTTGCATGTAAGGTTCGCTATTTTCATCAAGTGTATAATTATTTATATTATTTTGAAACTTATTAGAGAATATTTTTGCTTTCTATAGTATGGCTTGTTCTCTATCATTATTAAAATGTTCTAATAATTTATTAAATAGAAGAGAAGGCTCCCCATTCGGAGCCTTATCTATACCATGACCATTATTCATATCCCAGATAGTATATGCAACTTCTGGTACAACTTTTTCTAGTTCCTTCCATTCAGGAAGATTTTTGTTAGGACATTTATACATATTATCTGGTTATTATAAGTTACATATGAATTTTCTCAATGCTTCTTCAAGTTTATCTTGCGTATTAACTTCATTGTCTGTCATAAACTGTGCAAATTCATTTAAGTAAGTCTATCTTTCTTCTGGTGTAAGATCTTCCATTTGATCAAGTACTTCACTTATTCTTGAGTTACCCTGCTCATACAGTGCCATTAATTCAATACCAGTTAATGGTAAACTAGATGGGAATAAATCTAATCTATTTTCCATACTGATATAATTTTCAATTTCTCCTTTAAAAGTAAGAGAATAGACATTCTTAATAGCCTAGATTCCTTCCTAAGTTATTTCTCTTGTACCAATACCGGCGAAATTAGGAGTAAGTTTTGGGGTAGTTGTTTCAGACCATTTGTTGTTTCTATTTCTATACCATTTCAATCTACTCTGATCAAATACATATACGTCCTTATTGTTGTCGATCGCCATTTGAACAGCCCAACCAGTACCGCCTTTAACAGTACCATTTTTAGGTTCTATTTCTCCAATAGCGTATACTGCATCAGAATTTCTAACTTGGAACCAATTACGTCTTAATAAATTATTAACATATTCATTATTAGTAGGAAACCTTCTGTTCAATTTTTTATTAGCTTCTAACAAATGGTAATCGGATTCACTAAGCTACTGTTTTGTTAACGGAGTATTTCCTTTTGGAGTATTATATCCTTCAGCGTAGTAATGTTTAGACGTTACTCCAAACTGTTCTCCTATTTCTCCCCATATAGTATCACTACCAACTGCACCACCTGAATGATTAACATACATTGACTAAGAGCTTACATCTGTAGAATCAATAGTTGGTTCTTCTTTTTCCTCAAGAACTTCTCCAGTTACCTCATCTTCTTCTAAAGTAGAAGAATCATCCATATATACTCTATCTTGTTCAGATATAGCATAATTCATATCAGAATAACTAGGAAGAGATGTTATTAAATGTATAGATCTACTTATCTTATTCCAATCCTATTTATCAAACTCAGAAGCCATATCTGCTAATGCTAAAGGATTATTCAGAGCTTCTCTATAATCCCATTCATTTTCTTTATTGAAATCGAATTGAGTTTCTCTACCATATTCAACAACAGTATGTCCTCTGTGCTTGTATCCTTTTTTACTAACAAGACCATATATAGGAGTGTATTGCATTTTTCCTGTAAATTTCCCAGTACTTTTATCTACTTCTGCTTGATCAGTAAAACCTATTAGGGTGTATACATGCCAATTCTTAGTATCAAAACCTTTACCATCTCTCATTTTGATATATGGTGGGAACATAGGATATGATCTTACTACAGGATTACCTAATGCATCTACTACAGATACTTTAACCCAATTTATTGGTTTTATATCAGAATACTCTGATCCTACTCTTTTTCCGACAATTATATTAGGAGTTGCCTATTCGTTTAATTTAGCTTGTATAAACGGCATTCTATTTTTTCCTCCTTCCATTTCTACAGGCTTAACTAATAGATCATTAGTCCAGTTATTCAAGAATAAATCAGCCTTATCTTTGTAACCTAGTTGAGACTCATTAATAAGCTATTCCAATTTACTTTGTACGAAATCAGTATAACCTATTTCTTGTCTATAACTATTTGGTAGATACTGAAAGAACGAATTCATAGCAAAATTATCTCCAGATGTGTAGAATGCATAAACTGCTAAATCCCTAGCTAATCTCTTAACTTCTGGAAGAGGATCGTCTAACAGTTCTCTCCAGTAATTTATAAGATTATTACCTTGTGCTTGGTCTGCACTAAGTAATTCTGATGTATCTATAAAATCAATACCTTCATTATCTATATTTGGTATTAAATATTCCAAGAAGTCATTGTTTATACTACCATTAGGATTCAATAAGTATTTGTAACGTTCATCTCCTCTTAATATCATTGTCTTAAATTTATTAAGACGTTTAGCTATAGTATTATTTCCTCTAAACATTCCTTCTACATCAATGTCATTATCTTTTATGAATTGATTAAAGAACTCTGTTTTTAGTTGAGACTCCATACCAGATATAATAGGATTTAATAACTTAGCGTTAGCATTATTCTTTCTTCCAAGTAATGATAATACAGCATTATATTGTTTTATGAAAGTATCAGTATTTCTGAATAATAGATTAGAAAAGATACTAGCTCCAAACGGTATGCTATTTTCAGTTTTTCTTCCTATAAATGTTTCATCATAGAATCTTTGTACTTCTCCTTCTTCAAAAACCATACTATCTGTCAAATCTTTCATACCATTATAATATATCTACTATTCAGCAAAAGATTTACCAGTTTTCTTAGTATCTACTTTAGAATATTTTACAAGATCAGCTAAACCGTCTGCATATGGTTTAAGAGCTAACCAAGCATAATACATCTTTATTTGTTCTCTATTGAATTCAAAGTCATTAGGATGTAATAGTAATTCTCTAGTATAAGATGTTTCTTTGCCATCTACTATTTCTGTTTTAAATAGATCTTTATATTCTTCTGCCATTAAATCTGTCTTAGTATTTATATACTAATATCTAGATCTATGCCCTCCAGTAGGATCGTATTTATCTAGCACTTTTTTAATAGCTTCTTTCTCTAATTGAGAAGGAGTTTTAGTTCTATCTACACCATACTTACCTTTTGTCTTAGCAACTTCTTCTGCTATTTCTTTGAATATAGGTTGACCTACAAAGTAAAATGTCCATTTTCCTTTACCAGTACGTAATAAGAAGTTTACCATATTATAAGTCCAAGAATTAACATTTAATCTTACAATGTAGGGGTCTTTAGCAATATCAACAAAACCATTAATCATAGCAGATAACCAGTCAAGAATACGTCCTCCTTTAGGAGTTCCTGCTGTAGGATAATCATATATTCTTCCTAGATCTATTATGTCTAATGCTCTAGTAAAGTCATTATCAACCATTTTTAAATTAGTAAGTTGTGTAAGTATATGATGCGCATTATTCAATGCAAATGGACCAATACCAGCTTTACCACCAGTATATTCTGCTTTTCTAGCTTCTTGATAAGTAGGTGTATATACTTCAAATGGTTGAGCATAATGAACGCCTCTATTACTCTCTATATCTCTAAGTACTTCTTTGGTATTCTCTGTAGCATTATCAATAGACAATTTTAAAGAGTTAAAATTATCCTAAGTAAGAAGTACTTTCATGTAAGCATCAAGTATATCGTTTTTGATAGCATTAGATTCTTCATTTACATCATTCTTTGTTATCTTGTTTCCTTCTTTATTATAAGCAAATCTAGCTACATATAGTTTATCAATATCAAAGTCGGAACCAGTAAGCTTAGTAAATCCTTCTGGTAACATAATAGTATCGCCCATTATTTCTGGAAATACATCTACAAATCTAAGAGCAGATATAGATGCAATAGATTGAGTAGGAATACGATAACCTATTGCATTTGCTGTAGCTTCTGATCCGATTATCTTCTTATCAATTAACCATTGTCGTGCCTGTCTAAATGTCATTTTTTTGTAGTTAGGTATAAAATGTTTAAATAGATTTATACTTACTACAGAATCCATAGAACCTTCTTCATTATTCATTTTTAAGGCTCTACCATCATTAATCATATTAGCTGTAATAACTTTAGTAGAGGTAGCTTCTATACCAAAAGCAGATCTTTGAATAAATGCTCCTCCTGGCATCTATACATCAATAATTTTTTTATTGATCATAGCAATAAATCTACTCTCTATCCATTTATTATCAGACAGAGCAGATAAAGGTATTACAAAGGCATCATCTTTAGTTTTCAGACCTGTTAATACATTATCATTAGCGTCAGATTCTCTAGCATCTTGATAGAGCATAGTACCTAATTTGGTTATATTTACTTTACCGTCTTCAGTAAATAATTCTGATGCTAACTATTGCTTACCTATATCAGATAACTTATTAAGAGATTCCATTACTGTATTCTTAATATCTCTACCAGTTACCTAATCTCCTTCCTTACCATACATATCATTCATACGAATATTAGACAAGTTCACTTTCATAAACTGTGTACCTGCCATTTGTTCTTCGTGCGTATGAGGATTAGTAGCTAATTGCTGACGCAAGTACTTAAATTTCTATTTATAAGTTACTAAATTATTAAAATCATTTAATGTGTTTCCTTCTCCGCTAATAAGTTGATCTGTTATACTAGCAGACAATACTGTTTGACCATCTTTAAGTTCTATTTCGTTGTCTTTAGCTTCTCTGTAAGCTTTCATAGGAGACCTAGAACCTGCTTTTACTGCAGAGTCAAACATAATCATATCTATAGGATTTTCTGGATCCATCATACGATCATACATAGCTTTGGTATCACCTGTAGCAATAGATTTAAACAGTGGAAATAGAGCCATCTTATTAAAGTAAGGTATTCCTAATCCATCTATTTCATTAAATCTAGTACCAAACGCCATATACTTCATTGCATTTAATATGACCTTATTTGCTTTAGCGTACAATTCTGGATCAGATTCCCAAGTATCAGCAGTATTATCATTAGTAAGAACATCGAAAGCCTCTTTTACTTCTATAGACCATTCTCCTCTCATTCTAAGAAGATCCCTAGTCATAGTAGGACTGATATATACAGCAGCATCTGCTACGTTTATTCCTTCCTTATAACCAGCTACTTCTACTTTTGCTGCTTGTTTTGCAACTTTAACAGCATCAGGATATACTTTCTCTATTTCTTGTACACTTAAATGTTTTACTTTATCCCACGCTGCTTCACCTTCTAATTCTTGTATGGTTTCTTTTATATTACCTCTAGTAAATAGGCGTTCAAACTCGTAGTACTATTTGTCCTATATTTCGTGATCTTTTAATTCTGCCACTACATATTCCTATCTAATAGGATCATTGTTAAAATCAAGTCTATTATTCAATCCTGTAGATGTCAATGCACCTAGACGTTTGATTTTATCGACTGATAAGTCAACTATGCCATTTCTATCATATTTTACTTTGTAATATGCTGGTGCTCCATTAAATAATTTCTCTATCTCTGTTACAGATATTATACTATTAATAGTATAGTCAGCAATCATGTCGAATATAGCATATCCTTCAGCATTATTAGGATCTATATTAGTATATGCCTTTGTACGTTCTATTAGTTCATTATCATCTAATAATGAGTTACGTAAGCTCCATATACTATTATTATCATTGCCAGTAATAAGTCCTAATTTCTTAGATGTTTCTATTTCTTCTTTTACTCTACGATTTATTAAATCACTTAAGAACATTTTTTGAGCATCTTTAGGAGCATTGAAGAAATAGTCTTTTGCTAGTTGTAAACATTCTTTAGCAGACTTTTTAGGGTCGTTAAAGTTAATAAATTTACCATTTGCATATACTCCTGTTAAGAATAAGAATCTTGCTCCATTACCTTCTAATTTAACTGTATGTTTCTTTCCATATTTGTCTGTATACTTATAAGTATTAGGAGTATGGAAGTTCTTGATTCTTCTATTTGGTTCAAGCCAATCATTGTTGATACTTCCATCTTCATTATAATGTATATTGTTTTCCTTATCATAATGAGCTGGATCATCATCAATTTGTCTAAGACATAATTCTATCTAACTTAATTCATCTTGACAATAACCTATTAATATATCTAAAGACTATTCACCATACTACGCATAAGTACCCTATTGGGTTACTGTGAAATTTATTCGTTCATGCGGTAATTTAACTCCACGTAAGAAATGATAGGTTTTCTTATCGGCTACTGTAGGGAATATTATTCGATCATTCATTACAGCTGTCATTTTAGCTATATAATCTTCTCTATCTGTAATTCCGAAATAATCTCTACCAGCATCATATGAAGTTTCATCTTTGAAGTTGATAAGAGTTTCTACTTGAATATTTTTATTACCCTACGATATAGCATTAAGTATAATAGAGTGTTGATTATAGTTAACAGAACGCAAATCCTACAATACCTAAGGATCTGTAATCATTTCTTGAACCCTATCTTTTACGAAATTGTTCTGCGATACCATGTAATATGTATTACCATCAGGACCATAACTACTTAAACCTTTATCTGTAGAATGTACATAGGCGTAGTAATTAGCCAAAGTCTTTACATAACCTACATTACTCCAGATAGACTTAGGAGATACAGTTTTACCACTAATTATTATATCTGACAATGTATTATCAAACTTAATAGCACTGTTTATAGTGTTTAATACTTCTGTAATCTTATCTAAACCTCCAAAGTTATTAATATTTACTACAAATGAATTTAGTAGAGTATAAGAATCTGCTCTAGGATTACCATAATCTCCTGATAATAGCATTTTATTGATTGTAGGTTTATCTATACCTATACCTATTGCCTAAAGATAAGAAACTATTCTATCTTTTAACCATTCTTGATTCATAGGTATATGTAAATCAACATCTCTATCTCCTACCTTTAGTATCCCTTTACGATTCATAAAAGCAGTTCTAATAGCAGTTAGATTATCTATTACTAATTTTAACTACTTTTTAGCATCTGGATCAGCTACTATTTTACCATCTTTATCGTATTTGAACAATCCAGAATTAGTGAATAATGACTATGACCATACCTTAGGGTATTTTATAGCTTTAATATCTACAGTATTGTCTACTAAAGATGCTTTGGTAAACCCTGTATTTCTATCTTTACTTATCTTAGCAGTAACAAAGTTATTTATATCTGAAGTTATTACAGTTTCAAGTTTAGTAAGTAAGGCTTCTGCATCAGTTGCTATTCTTATATCATCTGAATTAGATTTCTATATTTCATTACCTAGTTTTAACAATAATGACATATAGAATGAGTCATTCTATGCTAATATGTTTACTTTATCGAAGATATTAGTTATAGTACGACATCCAGACAAATCTTTTAATACATTGTTCCAAGCCTAATTAGAATCTACGAAACTGGCAAAATGTGTAACATCGTCTATCTTAGTTTGATAATTCCCATCTTTTCCTCTTTCCATCATTGGTATGGTTTGAAAGAAGAATTTAACTTCAGCTGGAGCATTATCTTTTATAGATATATTCATACCTTCTACAGTATGTTGTGCTACATCTATGCCTTCCTATACCTCTTCTATTGCACTTAGATCTTCAGAATTTCTATCTATGGTTCTAATTCCTAACTATTTCAATCTAGTAGATATAACTGGTACAAATATATTATCAAATGTATCTACTACTTCTGTCATAGTAGGAGATGGAAATTTATTTGCCTAAGCTTGTACTATTAATTTTAATCTTTCAAACGTAGGTTTACTTTCATTAAGATCACTATAATTTATATATTTACCTTCAGCAAAAGCTACATTAAAGAAAGCATAAGTAAGGCTCTTAACAATATCGTCGAATTGTTTATACTTAGTTATGGTTTTAAATTCATGTCCACCTATTTCAAAATTAGGTCCTTCTCCTCCATAGATACTTCTAAATCTATCTATATTACTTTGATTAGGAGTTATACCTGCATATTTTCCTCTGTTAATGTTAGAATATATTTTAGCAAGAGCATACTACCCTGTTCTAGCCCACAACTTTATAAAGTTCAATATCCTTCTAAACCAGTTTTTAGTATCAAAATCATATTTGTTTGATTCATCGAGCATAAATTCTCTGAACTGTTCTGCAAATATTTCATCTAACTAGGAATCTTTTAAAGCAGATTTATTCTTACGATTATATCTGTCATATATCTTTCTCCTATCCTTTTCTGATATAAGTAGTTGAGATACTCTATGCCAAGCTTCGTGATATTCGGTGCCTCTAGGAGCATCGCTATACAATAAAATAGAATCTTCTGTTACTCTACCAACTACACTAGTGCCAGAATCCGTAACATCTATCACAGCATTTGTTATATCAGGAGTAATACCAAGAGTGTTTTCTATCCATTCTTTTGCTTGTTGGACATCCATTTTATCTTCTCGGTTATACTCAATATTCCAGTTAGTATCAACATTTACTGTCATATTAGGACCTCTTCTTTTCCTACCATCTAATATAGCATAAATATCTGCTAAGTTCATTGAAGCTTTATTTCCAGAGATATCTGTATATTCTATAACTTTTTCTCTTATATCATCTTTAACAGATTCCTATAGTTTCTGATTAGCTTCCTATTGAACTTGTTTTACAGTCTTGTCTACAAGTCTAACATCGTCTACATATATATTAGCATCTTGCAATTGATCGGCTATATCAGTTAGAAGTATACCTTGTTTAATATACCAGCCCAATACACTTATTCCTTTAGGATTACCCTCTAGTCCAAAATCTTTTCTAGTAAATTCTAATTCTCCAGGTATAATAGTTATCTTTTCTACATCACTATTTTTAAAGTAAGAATACAATTGTTCAAAATGAGGATCTCTATCCTATGACTGCAGATCACCACCTAAATAGTTCTTGTTAAGACCATCTTCATCAATATTATAATGAAAATTATCCATTATATATTGCCTAGCTTTATTTCTTATAGTTTCATCGGTAAGTAAGTCATTTACTGTATAAGTAGTAGTTCCTATTACGATGTTTCCGTTTTCATCTTCAAAGAATTGTTTAGTTAATCTTTGTTGTATCTGTTCTGGAGAGTACACCTAACTATTAGGATTAGCTACAGTATGTGTACCAAAATTAACTAAGAACTTTAATAATTCTTTAGGATTAATAGGTGTCTATACTCCATTTGCATCTACGTATTGATTTTGATTACTTAATACTAAGTCTAGTATAAGATCAGCTATTTTAGGTGAATCAGAGAATTTCTTATAATTAAGTATGACTGGTTTATCATATACTGTACCATCATAATTTGTAGTTTTAATAATCCATGCTGGCTTACCCATAGCTCTACCATTATATGATAATACTCTATTCCTTAGTCTTATTATTCCTTTTCCTGCTGGACCTGTAGTAATACCTACTTCAGTATTTTCAGGAGTTATCTCATATGGATCTTTTACTGTTAACCATTTAGATTCAGTTAATGGTCTATTTTTTGGACTACCGTCACTATTCTTTTCATTAACAATAGAACCTGGAGTTCTACGTAATTGCGTAGGAACTACTTGCAAATTAGGATTAGTCTATACTTGCTTGTATAATTCTGTTATTTTATTTCTAAGATCATTTAAGTTATTGACTATATATTGTTGTTGGTTGTATGGTAACTTATTAAATTTACCGGATCTATTAGCATATAATCCTTTACTAGTTCTAACCGCTGCAATATATTTCTTTCCTTTGTAATTAAAGATAGCATATATAGCATCTTCTATCTATCCTTGAGGATTAGTATAAGGTTTAACTTCAAAGTATACCCCATTATTTTCTACCTCTTTCAGAAAGTCATCATTAGCACTTACTTTAGAAAAGTCTTCATTGTTCAGATAGTCTTCCATACCCTAGAACTTTTTATAAGTAACTACTGTCCACTTACCATTTGCATCCTAGGTAGTATTACTTAGTCTATAATTGAGTTCATGAGAATATGGATCTAACTATTGATCGTAAGTTAAATCTTTAGTAATACCGTCATTTGTCTTTGGTTCTGGCTCACTAATAGGAGCAGAAGTATCTTCTGGAGTCTATGGTTCAGAATAAGCTGTATCTAAGGCCTATGCAGCGTCCTGACCAATTAATCCTCCCAATAAAGAGCCAAGAGATGGTAGGTCTTCCATCTTAGCTGGTTCTTCTTCTTGAGATTTCTGAGTAGGCTCTGCTTTTGGAGATTCTGGAACATTAACTGGAGTCAACGCATCTTGTTGCTCTGTTATCTTATGTTCTTTATCTTTGATTTGAAGCATTTTTTCATGTATATACTATTCACTAGATGATACAAATTCATTGTAAGATGTTATAATATCTTCTTCTAGCTGTAATGCTTCTATCTTTTCTTTTACTAAATTTACTAATTCTTTTGCTCTAGATGAGTTCCCATTAGTATATACTTCTTCTTCTAACTAATCTCTTGTATTAATTAGATCCTCCCATAAATCAGCTCTTTCGTCTTTAGAGAATTTAGGGTCTTGTAGTATAATAGATGCAGAAAAAGTATTAAACTTCTTAGCGTTTGGATTTATTTTATGGTATGCCTCTCTTAAAGCTTCTGTAGCCTCTTTATATGCTTGTCCATATATATTGTCAGCATTTAATACTTGCTTATTATTACCTCTTTCATCTCTTTCTTGCTTGAAGTATTTTCTTTGAATCCATTCTGCAGCATTTCTAGTATCAGTAATAGACTAAGGCTCTACTTCTTTCTGCTGTTCTGGTTTAATAGGTTCTACTTCTACTGGAGCAGCGGTATTATCTATAGGTTCTGCCTTAATATCTTCGCTTTCTTCTATTACCTTTTTCTCCTATTTTCCAGAATAAGAGTCATTTAATCTCTAAACAAACTCTTCATCCTTACTTTCTACTCCTTTCCATCTATCTATTCTAGATTTAATCAACTATTCATCTGTAGAATTCATTATAGAATAGTCATCCTAAGCTCTATTTAGATCTAATTTGGCTAGAATAGTTTTTTCGTATGCGTCATTAAGATCCTGGTGTACTTTAGGAACTTCTAACTATTCATCTTTTATATTAGTATCTGGTAAATATGTTTTAAGATTATTATATTGCTCTTCTAGATCTTTTATATTCTATCTTAATATTCTAGAAAAGTAATTAACGTCAGATTTATTTACTTTAATTCCAGTGTATCTCTGAATCTCATCTAATTTATCAGAACTATTAAATACATCGTTGATTAATTTTTTAGATGCTTCTAATTCTGCCTATATTTTTATTAGGGATCTAACGCTAGCCTGTTGATCAATATTCAAGTCCTTATTTATGTTAAGAATATGTTCTTGTACTTCAGGGCTATATAATATATTATCCGCTTGAGATGCGTAATCACTATATAATCTTCTAGCATCACTATATCGTTCATCATGATACTGCTTTAAAGATACAAATATGTCGTAATCTTCAGTTCTAGGGTCAATGCCTATGTTATTAGCCTACTATAATGTCTATTTAGAAGTAAATGTATTATAAAACTAATTAGCCCTTTTCTTTTCTCCCTGTATTACAGAAGAGTCTATTCCATCTATATTAGCCTATTCCAGATCATCAAAAGCTTGATAAACTGTATCCCATTTTCCTTCTCGTATGCTTTTACTATACTGAATATTTTTACGTACTTGATCCTTGCTAGCTATTCCATCAGCATATAAACCTGCAAGGAATCTTTGTCCTGATATCTATCTATTAACAGGTTGAATAGAAGTAGCAGTACCAATAGCTCCAGTCATTATCCCTCCAAGTAGTGCTCCTCCTTTAAAGTTCTCTAAAAACTCTTCGTCATCAGAATACACAGGATCCCATGGAGTTATAGCTGCAAAAATAGATCTAGCTCCTGTACCTATATTTTTAGCCCAACTTTTTAGTAAATTAGGATCAGAATCAAAATCTCTATTTATATATCTCTGTCCTTTGATATATTGAGTTCCTTCTTCAGCTCCTTCTAAGGCACTGCTTATTACTACTCTTCCTCCTATATCTAATATTTGTTTTCTTCTTGTTAATCTTGGTAATTTGTCAACATTATCTATACCGAAAGATACTACATCATCAATTCTATCAGCAAGTTGTTCTTTAATAGTACCATACTTGTTAGCTACTGTTTCTACAGTTTTTCCGGCTTTAGTATTTGCTAAACTTTTAAGTAATTTAAATCCGCGTACATCTTTAGCTATCTGATGTAATGGTGTTACTTCTAAAAAAGTTTGAACAATATCGCTTCCAGATAAAGCCATATTGTCCATATATAAAGATTTTAACCCTTCTAAATTTTCTGTACGTAACTTATTAAACTTAACATTACTAATATTTACTTTGTCAGCAATTATCTAATCATATACATAATCGTCATTTTCTATCTGTTCTGGAGTATACTGTCCAGAATCTATCATATTCTATTTAGCTTCTTTTAATACATCTTGATTTATTTTATTTTTTTCTGCTGCATTAATTAAGCTTTGTTTATAATTAGAATATACCTCTGCTTTAGATTCCTGATCTCTAGCATTAACGTTTCCACCTATAGCTGCAATAACACCTCCTAATGTAGCTAATCCACCTTTAGTAGAAATAGCTGCACCTATGGTTCCTACTAACTAAGAACCTAAACTAGAAGCAGATGAACCCATAAGACCTGGCATTTTGTACAAATAAGTATCTATATCAGCAAGATCCATACCTGGAGAACTCTTTTTCCTATTATAGTAATCAGAATTCATTTTGCTTTCCCAATACTCAGTAAAATTTTGATACTTTTTAGCTTTCTCTAAAGCTTCATCTCTTCTAGCTATTACTCCTCCTTCCTGTAGTGTTCCTGTGAGGAATTTGTCTATATTATCTATCTGCTGTTGCGGGCTTAACGTAGTTAATCTTTCAGGAAATATGAAGTCTTTAATAGAGTTATTGTTAAATTCTTTATTTAGTAATTTATCATAACTAGGTTTAGTTTGTTCTATAACTCCTTTAAGTTGATTTATATGCTATTCTTTCTATTCGTCTGTATTATCCTTATCTTCTTGCAGATTCAGTATGTCATTAATAGCCTACAAATACTATTTAGCTCCTTCCAATGTTTCGTAGTCCTCTTGTAGATATACATATTCGCCCAGAGCCGCTTCTTTACTAGCCTAATTTCTAGTTAAATTCCAGTCATAGAAAGCATTAGAGAACCAATTAAAATTATTAGGAGTTCCCTCATATGGTGGATTATGTACTACATTCAAATATGCATCAGTATCCACTTTAGGGCTAAACATTGCTTTAGCCCTATTATTATTTGTCTCAAAACTATCTACTAACGTATAGTCAGGTATCTTTTTCTTACTCATATGTCATTATTGGTTGTATATACTACGTACAGATTGTTCTTGCATTGCTTGAGCTTGGGTAGCTCCACCTACTCCTCTCTATGATGGTGAATTCTCTCTAAGCTGGTTTACTTGATACCAGTAATCTCCATTATTATCATCAGGTAATTGTCTATATACTTCTACTTCATAGAATGGTTCTCCATCTTCTCCATATTTTATTTCTCTACTACCAAAATTGTCCTCTAGAGCTCGTTTAGTAGACTATCTGGCAAATAAACTGGTTGGAGACAAATAATCTGATGGAGCATCTCCTTTTAGACTATATAATATTCCAGTTCCTAATGTGTTCTCTATTTCTTCAACTGGTATTCTTAACTTACCTTTTATGAGTTTGTTATTTCCAAGTTGTATTAAATTCTATCTATTTTCTGGAACAAATTGTACATCTCCTAATCTACCATTTTCAACTAATTCTTTAAATGGGAAATCACCACTTCTAAATAATCCCGCGTCTCTCTTTACTTTAGATTGTCCAGTATTTGTAGCAAACTAGAATACAGTCTCCGGTAACATAAACCCATTAGAGTTATTGAACTAATACACGCCTACTTTCTATCCATTAGCCTAAGTATAATCTTGATATGTGGCACCTAACGATGTTAAGATAGGATCCTCTTTTATTAAAGAAGCAGTAGAACTAGCTTCATCTAAAGCATAAGATATTCCTCTTAAATATCCTTTTCTACTATATTCTTTAGATTTATTAGGATCATCAGATAATTTAAAGTTTGCAGCTTTCTAAAAATCTTCCTTCATAAGTTTTTGCATATTCTTTTGATACGCGTCAGACTGATACTATTGTGCTCTATTAGCAGCTTTTAGATAATTAATATAATCTTCATCACTACCACTCTTCTAATACTTGTCGTATTCTGCTTTAGCTATTGAAGCAAGATTTTCTATTTCTTTTCTAGAAGACTCTGGAATATTACTAAACTTAGGTACTACTTTACTAGACCAATCTGTTTCTAGCATTTGTTGTCTAGTAGGCATAACAGAATATGGTTGATTAGAACCAGCAGACATTTTCTGTTTAGCCATAGCTAACCAGTATGGATCAATAGTTTCCTATTCTACTATTCTATCACGTTGTGAATCTGCTATCATTGTAGTAAAAGCTTCTTTTGCAGCTGCTTCATCTCCTCCAGAAGCACGTAACGCATCTCTATAATACATTTGACCCTATGGAGTAGCTATTAAGTCATTGAATCTAGCTTCAGCAATACCTTTTAAGGTATCATAGGTAATTCCCTATCTTTGATATTTAACTCCGTCTTTATATACACTTTGTAAGGTACTAGGTTTAAGATTATCAAAATATACATTACTTAGCTAATTAGCATTCATCCACTCTAATGGAGATAATTCTGTCATGATGCCTTTATTAGAAGTATCCCATAGATTGATATTTATATCGTCCCAATTTGGATTATACTTTCCTTGAGCCTTCATTTGAGCAATCATTTTTTGTCTAGCATTGAGATTTTCAGAACTTTGTTTTAGCTAACTAAGAGTAGAGTAATCAATACTATTTATCATAGACTATAGCTAAGATCTATTAGCTGCATCTTTTAAGTAATCTGGATTAGCTACCATTTGATTAATAGCATTCTGGAAATCCTATCTACCTATAGTAAGATCATAATATCTCTGTGTATCTATCTAAGACGGTGATTGGAACTCACCGAATTTCTACAGTTGAGTTCCAAACTATTGAGCCGCTTCGTCTACAGCAGCTTTCTATGCTGCACCTATTCTATATAATTCTCCAAAATTGATAGGTACATAAGTATTTATAAATTGAGCCTATGCGGCTTGATCATACATATTTGCTGCCATAATTATCCTTTCTTAAATTTTTTCATAAATGATGCAAAATCTTTAGAACTATAACCAGCTTCAAGAAACGGTCCATACATATCCAACATAGCCATATCTCTACTCTTCTGGTTTTTCATCAACTGTTTATTTTGTGCATACTGACTTAATTGAGTTAAAGCAGTTCTCTGAATATTTCTAGCAGCTGCCCTGCTTCTAGCATTCATGTCAACAGCCATATTAGTAGCATTAACTCTTTGTTGTCCGAGACTGTTTAAAGTATTAGCATATTCACCAGCATATTGATTGTTAACATTACTAGCCGTAGAATATAAATCAGCGATAGCTTTATCAGCAGCTATTTGACTCTACAACCTATAAGCTAAGTTAGCTCCGGTACTCGGATTATAATTAGCAGCATTGTAATTACTTATAGATCTATTTTCTCTAATAGATCTTTTAGCTGGACTAATATCAAATTTACGATTAGCCATAGTCTATCTAATCTAAGACTCATATGGATTATATGTAGCATTAAATGTTTCTGGTCTTGCATACATATTAGATATGGTAGGAGCTAGAGCTGCAGTATCTGTAAATAAGTTTCCTACTCCAGATAACCAATTGTTTTTACCAGTAGTACTAGTAGCTGGTTTTTCTTCAGTAGATCCAGTTGAAGTTATATATGGTGCTACTTCATCTCCAACTCTTGCTTGTGTTTCTCCACTAATATCTAATGCATTTTCTACAGGGTCTACAGTATAAGCAGAAATAATTCTTTGTTTAGGTGCGGTCCTTTGTACAGATCTAGTTGGTATTACTTTACTATTTGGTCTACTAACAGTTTCACCGCTAAGGTCTAAAGAATTATTTATGTTATTTACAGTAGTAGGAGTAACTTTTCTTTTAAATCTATTAGAAACATCTACCTGCGGTAAATTGATATCTATACTAGATAACTAATATTGAGGAGTAAGTACTCTGTCAGCACTCATGTTTGTATTAAAACTAGAGTAGTCTCTTACTGGTACTGCAGTATTTCTATCAATTACTTTGAATTTATTTCCTTTGTAGAGTAAAGTTTCTCCAATTTCATAGAAATGTTCTTTTCCAGTCTATTCTTCTTTATATCTAAAACCGCGCTTTGTTCCACCATCTTGAAATTTTTGAATTGGCTGTTTCTTTTTCATTCCTTCCTATATAGCAAATAATTTATCGTAGATCATTTGATCGTTCATCTCATTAAGCATTGCAGCATTCTCTGCATACTTATCTGTTCTATTTGTTTTCTTTTTTGACATTAATCTCTTACCCATCTGCGCAAATGTTTCTTTACTTCCTGGTACTTTTCTTTTATCACTAAGTATTCTAGTACCTTCTGGCAGATCAACCAAATTACTATCTGTAGGTTTACCTTCTTCTGGCACTTCTGCAATGACTCCTTGTGGAGTATTAAGTAATTCACCGTCATCTACATATGCTAAACTACTGGTCATTCCTCCTTGTGCCATTGTTTGTATATCATTATCATAATCGTCGTAAAATTCCTGTTCATTAATACTTCCCATCTACAAACTAGCCTAATTACTTCTAGCATTAGATTGTGCCTATTCAGCCTAACGACGTAGCTTTCTCCTGTTCCTAGCACCTCCTCTAATACCTGTACCATATTTAATATCAACAGTATCATCATATGGATTCTTAGATACAGATACAGAGCCTTTCTTACCAGTGATACCAGAAGCTAATCCAGCTACACCACCTACTATAGCACCAACAGGACCACCTACTGCAAAACCTGCAGCTGCCCCTTTAGCAGTACCAGATATAGTACCCATTGCTGTTTGCATTCTAGATTCACTTACAGTAGAAGCTGTAGCAGGACCTGTAACATTGCTGATCATTGAATTAATTGCATCGCCAGCTTGACCTATTCCAGCCATACCTCCACCTCCAGATCCACCAGATCCTCCAAACATATTTGCAAAATTACTAGATTGCAAAAAATTAGCAGAACTAGTAGGTTTAGCATTACCAGGAGCATATGCCTATACTGACTGTGGAGCTGTTAATTGTGTAGGTAGCTGAGAATTGAAATCGGTTCGCATATATGGTGTCATACCTCCACCTACATATTTTTTTCTTTTATTTATCTTTTTCATACCATTGAATATCTATATGTTGTGTTTATATTAGGGAGTCTGAAGTTATGTTGATCATTGCAATTAATAATATAATCACATATCATATACTTACCTTTCATTCTACCAGGAAGAGACATATCATCTACACTGGTTTTCTCCCTACCAACAGCAAACCTAAATGTATCTTCTCGCTGTTCTATTGGATTATTTACTTCTGTATTATCTTTAAATATAGTTCCTTCTTGAGTCTTTGTAGTGAATTTAATAACTTGCATCATCTTTCTAACATCATCAAATTCTCCACTAAAGAACACATTATCAAACGTCTTAGTTAACAATGGATCTTTATTGATTACTATCTATAATCTAGACTTTAATTCATTTAACGGAAAATCTGCGCTTTCTTTTATTATCTAGTCCTTAATATACAAGAGTTTGTCTGGGAATGATAAGTAGTTATCTGGGTTAAATGTTCTAAACGAAGAGAACTGTTGAATTTGTTCATCATAAGTAAGTACCTTATCTTCAAATCCCATCTGTACTTCATTAAACTTAGGATCATATATACTTACTTTTGCTTTTTGTTTATCTGTATTTAACCATGATTGAACACTCTTAGCTTTGGATAATTTCTATACTCCATTACCATATGAACATATTTCATTCTTACTATCATCATACCAATATAAACCATTAGGACTAGTTACAATACTTTTATCATTTGGTGTATCAGATCCATTGGATGTAGTTAAATAGTCATATCTATCCAGTACACCACCAGTACCTAATACTAGAGGAGCTTGATTGTTATCTGTTATAAGTGATCTATCATTTACAGATGCTATTCCTACGGCATCTTTCTGCCAGAATAATAACTGATTATTAAACTGCTTCAAGTTTGTAATATCTCCATGAGATGAATCTACATCAAGATAATCTGCTGGTTTAAATGATGTCCAACTATCTGATATCTCATTAGCAGTCTTAGTACCAGAGTATCTAATTCTATTACCAGACTGCAAATTGCTAATAGAGTAATTAGAATCTGTTACATACATCTAAGCATCTGGCTATCTAGAGTAAGCATCATTATATGCAAAATATGGTTTACTCTATGTATGACCGCCATATGATGCACCGGAGATAGATAATGATAAGTACGGATCTACATAATCTAGATCACTAGATCCAACTCTAGATGCAGAACTACCATACAATAAAGCAAGATTAATAGTAGTCTCAAAAGGAATATAGTCTGAAACTGTAACTCCACAGTTCACATCAGGACTTTGTACACCTCCCCAGAATTGAGGAATATACATTACAGTTTTATGATCTAATACTCCTAAATAAGTATCACCACCAAATACTATAGCATTACGATCAGATAAGTCATGATATGTATATGTACTTATGTAAGTAGAGTTACTACGAGCACTATAAGTGTTTCCACTGTATGGTATATTATTAGTTTTTATATTAACTACTGGTGTGGTAAATTGAGTATAATTAAACTCTCTAATAAGATCAGCAATGGTACCAGAAACTCTAGGACTCATAGGTTCTGTACCAGCCCTATCTATATTTATATTCTGTTGCACACCTATATTATTGTTATCTCTAGTGACAACAACACAATTTCCATAGTAACCAGTCTTATTGTATATTTCTTGATTATCCTGTCTACCATTCATACTTACGGTAGCATTAAGATAAGTTTTACCAGAAATAGAAGAGTGCTTAGATGCTGCATCCGGCCAAGAGAATCCTTCCATTATAATAGGACTAACAGATTCATTTATATCAAATTTACCCCTAGTAGTTCCAAATCCAGTATAGTGAGCTATATATCTCTTTCCTATCAAATTAGTTATACCAGTCCACTCTGCTGCATTTCCTACCATGAATATATCATTAAGATCTTCTGAACTAGAACTTGCTATTGAACCTACTCTAGAACTTTGGCTAGCGTATTCATTAGTAACTGCTACTCCACTTCTTACCTACTATGTTCTATTAGATTTAACATAATAGCCATATGCTGTAGCTTGTCCACCAACAGAACTTATATGTTCTTTATGATTAGTTCTAGGATCTAATTTCAAACACATATCTGCTCTACAACCTTTGACACTCTTCGCCATGTCATCCTAATTAGCATCAATTTCTGGACTAATAAGTGTTGATATATAGTTGTCAACTCTTTCAGATACCATCCACTAGTAACTAGTATTTCCAATAATAGAATCAGTTATCTAACCTACTTTCTGCCAACTATTGCCTAAAAACGTATAAGGTCTTCTAGTATTCTCAGACGCTATATCATAATCTGCATCTCTAACAGAATGATATGGATATGATACAGTTCCAGATAATAGAGCTTGAGTTAATATAGTTCTATCTTCCTTTGTTCTATTACATCTTACTATCTGATATGCTTTAGCTCCATCTGGATAATTCTTTATTTTAAAGTTTATACCAATTGCTTTTCCATAAAGAGTAAGGTCTTGTACATACCATGGACATGCTTCCCAACAATGAGGGAATTTAATATCTCCAATCCAATATACTGGAGTAGCAACATTTCTTTCATTAAAGAATACAATACCAAATCTATATACTTCATCTCTCTGATATCCTTTATACTTACTAGCAAAGTAAGGATCAGCATAATTTCTGAATCTGCTTATGCCGGATGCTCCTAGAGATATCTAGGATACAGTAGAACCATTAAGATTGTTTATGGTAATCTTATCACTAGTAGTAACAGGAGTATTTATAGTAAGAGTGTTTGTGAAGTTATCATCTAACATTACATCTGTAGTAACGAATTCATAGTCTATATTTAGACCAGTACCTCCCAATGTAGTACTACCAAACTAATACTTACATACATCTCTATTACTAAAATCAGGATCTTGACTGTTATACGGATTAATACAGTCGTGAGATTCTGGTATAGAACTTAAAGTACTATTAAGATTAGAATTTGTTACTATTACTTCTATATTCTGATCTTCACTAGAACCATTAAGTATTAACTTATTACTAGCAGTGAATCTATATGATCTAGCATCATATTGTGGTTTCCATGTAGATTCTTTGATATTAGCTGCAAATAATATATTATCCTTAGATTCTATAGTAGCTGCAGTAAATGTACTCTCTTGTATCTTATTAAATTCTTCTATAGTAATAGTATTTATTACATTACCGCCAGTATCATTAAATATGTATTCATTAGTAGAAGATGATATCTCATTTTCTTGAAATATTTCAATCTAAGGATTTTCAGTAAAGTCATTATACTTTATACGAATTAATCTGATATTATCAAATAATCCTTCAGGTACATCATTTAATTTAACTTTAAAGTTAACGCTTTTACCAGAGTTTACATCCTTATTATTACCCATATAGTTCTTCTATCCTCCAGATACTTCACTATTAGTAAGATGTATAGCATTACTAACTGGAGAGAAGTTGGTAGCAGAACCACGAGCATTAAATAACTGATAAGAGTACTGTACTATACCAGTAGTCAGCGAACCCCCTCCTAGTGATATTACTTCTGGTGCTCCAAGTAAAGTAGATATTTGTATATCCAACAGACTAGTGTTCTTTAGATTGCCATTAGAGTCTAGTAAAGGATTACCGTTAGGAGTTTGCATATATCTACCGTCCATTATATTAAGAGTCTTAATAGTCTGATCTGGAGAGGCTATATAGATTTTAATAATAGTAGCAGATTCATAGTTAGCTACTATTTTTACTTTAGAATTTACATTATAACCCAGTTCACCTTTGACTATTACTGTAGCTTTTAATGGCAGATCATCATAACCTTCTACTCTATATATCCTGCATATTTTAGTACCATCTACAGTAAGTATGACACCATACTTATCAACTGTAGTAGCAGCTAGTACTGTTTCATTGGGGTTCAAGAAGTCTCCTCCCTCTACCATTCTAGTATCCTATACATTCTGCAACACACCTGTGGTACCATCAGTATCAGTAATTACACGTACATTCTCCGCATATCTATACTGATTGTCTGGTATCATAGTTACATCTGTATCGAGATTCATACCTTGTGTGAATGTATTAGTTTGAACATTATTCATTGTTCCCTCCTTCCTTGTATTTCCATGTGTAGCCATAAGCAGACATCTATCTTCCAGAACAACAGTCTCTTATACCTTCTCTTTTTCTGTTTATTGACCTAGCTGCAGAGCTAATGCTATCGTAACCACGTATATATACTCCTTCTATGGTGTATTGCTCTACTGGTTTCATTTTTTGTTTATTAATATAATTTGGATTTTTTATAGGAGAAGGAGTACTATATTTATGATCCCGCAATATGCGAATTTTTCCAGTTCTGCTAGACACCATCTTTTCAATAGATTCTTTACTATGATGCCACCCTGAATTATTTACAGCTATTGTGGCATTATTGTATTCTGGATGTAAATCCAAATATTTCTATTCTAAGAATAATATAGTATCTTTTACATTTTCACAGTATTCTAAGATTATAAACTAAAATGCCTTCTGACCATATTTATTATATGAATACTGTAGATGTTTATTGGGATGTTTATTATTATTCAACTTTGATAGATGATTGTGTAATCTTCTTCTTAAGCAAGAGGAACTTCCAATATATCTCTTATTATTGAGAACATTCTTTATCATGTATACTCCAGCCTATTTTTTTACAATAGATATGCTACTACTTACAAAATTTAAAAATTCTTTCATTATCTATTCCAATTATAAAGTATTTGTTCATCTCCTGTACTCTCAAAGAATGTATCATGATCTCTCATTTCAGTATAAGGTTTGTGCCATACATTCTTAATAGTTTCCAATTCATCTACAGTAGGCATCATAGCTTCTGCATATGCCTATCTACGGTAGAAGTTCCATGAGTTTCTCATATCGTAGTATATATTCTAATTCAGCTGTCCTTTTAAGTATTTAGGATAAGACATCTTCATTGCTACATACCAGAATATAGCTTCAAAGTATGATGGTATATCAGGTATCATAGGCATACTGTCTTCATCAGTAATAATAGCATGGTATGATATTTTTAACCATCCACATGGTACATTAACAGTAATATATCCAGGTTTAGTAGAGTATTGTAAGCTTGTATTAAATGTCGCAGGATTACCTATAATAAGTCTGCCATTATTACTAGGTATAGTATATTGGTTTACTAAAGCGCTTAACGTCTACCTAACATTAACATCCTCATTAAGAATATCAATAGCTTCCTTATCTGTATTAACGTTGAATATGTTCTTTACTAAAGGTATAAGCGCATTATCCTTTATTAATATCTTAGGATTACATTCACCACATTTCTTATATACACCAAAAGAGTTGGTAACCTTTCTCATTGGCAACCAACCGCATCCATTTTCAAAAGAAAACGCTACTTGATTTAATCTATATAAATCACAAGGTAATTTGGCTTGGTAATTCTCTACTTTTAAATTTACTACTTTGTGCTCTAACTATTGTACAGCACCTATCTTCTCCATAGCTTCGCCTATGTATTCTCTTACATCAGATATTCTAATCTCGTCCTCTTTTAGATCTAAATCAGCAATTATCTTGGCTATAACTGCTTTGGACGATACCATATTATTGTCTATCATATTAATCGTTATTGTGATATTTCCATATAAAGCCGTAAGCCGATTTGTATTTGCCTTGGCAACATCTTTTTATACTTACTCTTTTATTCGTGTTACCCATACTTGTTGCAGCATTAGCAATTGAATCAAATGTTTGTATATATATCCCGTCTATAGAAAACATGTCTACTTTTTTTCTTTGTTTAGCCACTAGTGGACTATTTCTCATTTGTTCTGATTTTTTCTTTAGACTTGATTCATTCCATTTTCTATTTCTATTAGACTCTGCAATTATTTCTCTATGTTTTTGAGTTATAATGTGACCACTATTATGTACACCGGTAGTCTTACCAGCTATTTTACATATGTTATAATCTCCTAATTCATCTATGTATTTCTATTCTATGAATAATAGAGTATCTTTCACATTTTCACAAGTTTCTAGTATCAAAAATCCGAAATGTTTCTACCCATATTTATTGAATGCTTTTTGTAATATAGGATTAGCGTGTTTGTCATTTGATAATTCATTAAAATGTTGACGATATCTTCTTCTAATAGAACTACTTGATCCTATATATTTTTTATTGTTCAAAAGATTAACAATTGCATATACTCCAGGTGTATCTTCAAACTGATATTGCCCATCCTTCTTAAATTCAAATAAATCATCTAATTTCAACGTAATCATGTTCTCTATTTTTTATTATTTGAGCCAATTTTCTTTTATTAGCGCGAGAAGCTACAAACTAATATTTCGTCTTATTTGTTAGTAAACAATCCTTTTTACTCCATAAGAATCTAAACTTATAGTAATTGCTGTGTTCATTAATGAAGTATACAGCTTTACCTTGTACTTTACTTTCATGATAGTCTATCCTAAGACTCTTGTTATCAAAGTTCTTAGGCTATCGTTTTACTATACTTAGATTTCCAAGTCTACACGGTAGTTTGAATTCTCTACTATTTTCCATTATCTCTTCTACGATATACTTAAAGTAATCTTCAACAATTTGTCTGTATGTTTTGTAATCAACATCATATACAGTTTCCCTTTCGATATAAGATAAGTAGAACTCATAGAAGTCGCTTATTGTATAAGATTTCTTCATTGCTATCTAACATTAATGTTCTACATATCATCTCTAGAGTTATTAGTTTCGTCTGACGGCATCTGATGCATGATATTCAATTCTTTAGTAAATATCATATCTTTGATTACAGGTATCATATGCGCAGGTGCAGGATATGAACTATCAGGATCGAAACATTCATTGATATCAGCAGGATTCTCAGCTATTACTCCTATCTCTACCCATTCGAGCTGGTGATCATTACCCGGATCTTCCACATACAATCTATTGTTTTTGATGTATGCTATATAGTCTCCGCAAGTATACTTTCTATACTTTTGATATTTCATCTTTGTCTCATTACCTAGCTGAATTAGATTACCGAACATGTCTTTTACATATACTAGACCTGTTCTAAAATGAAAGTCTATCAGTTTAGGTAATTCTATGTCACTTCTATATTCTATATGACCTGCTGTACTATCTATTCTATCAATGTGTACACATGGAATAGTTTGGACATACATAGGATTTATATCTCTACCCTTATCTATGTCCTACTTGATGAGTACAGCTCTATAGTTGTGAATCCATTGTTCAATCTATATTCTACTTATATGTTCTGATTCAGCAACAGAACTATTGCGCAATTCAAGTAGAATATCATCAATAATAGTATTCAGTGTGTTTAATTTCATAATGCATTATTTATTAAATATCTTTATAACGTATTTAGATGCGTTCTAAGCCATTTTATAGGTGTAGTAGTACAATTGGTCAAGTAATATAATAGCGTTTGTCTAGAAGTCTTAAAATAAAAAAAGGCTAGTTATTAACTAGCCTCATTCATTGCTTTCTACATATTCTATGGTAACATCTATTTCATCTAAGGTGGAACCATATTACTTGCCTGTTTTATTAAATCTTTAAGTTCTCTAACCTAATCTTGTAATTCCTATATTCTAGGATCTTCCTTTTCAGGTTCTTTCTCTGTATAATCTAACTACTTAAGTATAGCTTCACATTTAGTCATTTCTTCGTCATACCTAGCAACAGCTTCTTTTTTCGCTTTATATTCATTGTAGCTAGATTTAACCATATTAACTATATATTGTTTGTCTGTAGCTACAGTAAGACCTAGTTGAGTATCATTAATTAATGATTTGCCTTCCTCTACTGTTAACTTCTTTTGTTCACCACCGCAACTTATAACTATGTCTACCAACTTCTTTCTATTCTAGTTAGGCATTGGAAACTACTATGGTGGCAGTGGTTCGTCGTACACTTTAGATACACTTACTATATTACCGGCAAAGTAATTAGTACTCTTCTTAAATGTACCTATGATTTCTAATACGTATATAGGATCACCTATACTCAATTGCGAAAATGTTATCATAATAAGTATTTGTTTAAGGGCTCCGAAGAGCCCTTGTTAATATTAAGCTGCCTGTGCAGCTATGTTTGTAGGATATGCATTTACTAATTGATAAGTGTTATTACATTTATTATAGTAAATCAAATATCTGAAATTGAGTTGTAAGTCACCGGCTTGTACTTCTTCTTGTAATGCATTACGAAGCATGCTTTGAGTAGTATTGTTCTCTGCATTATCATCTGATAAACCAACTGGAAGAGAAGCGTCAGCTGTAGCAGATGCTTGTCTTACATCCAAGAAAAACAGTCCTTCTTTGGGTAAACTAAGGAATTCCTGATGATTTACATCATATCTTACTTCTGTAGTAGTAGCAGATACACCTGTAGTTCTAAGTACCGGTATACCAGAAATAGTATTCAATCTTCTGCGACGTCTACCGAAGAAGAACGGATTAAAAGGACCAAACGGGAATAATGTTTGTTGTGTATTATAGAAAGGAAACATAATTACCTCCTTTCTTATTAGCAACCACAGTTGTTATAACCTATTCCGCAGTTTGCATAAGTATCACCAGCAAAAGCTCCATACGCAGCAGCTTTGAAAACTTCTGGATTATAAACAGACAGCTGAGGATATGGTACACTTACAGTGTTAGGAAGTTTGCACTTGATACCATCAACGTCAGATTGCAATGCATTTAACTTAGTAACAATAGGCGTAGTAGCCTGACTTATCATTGTACCAAATGTAGCAGTCTGATGTTCTTGACTTAACTGAGATACCAGTGTAGAATTTTTCTCACGCAGAGAGTCAATCTTGTCAAGTAGTGCCTGATTTTGCATAGCATCAAGTTTTGCTATAATAGCATTAGTATTTGCAGTACCATTATCACGCAGAGACAAAGTATTGCTGTTCATTGTGTTAACCAAGTTGTTAGTCTGATTACATACAGCCAACTGGTTTTCGTAACCCATCTTAGTCAGGTTAAGATTTACACCATCTATAGATCTCTAAGTGGTGCAGCAGCAGTTTGCCAATTCAGAAGCAAGAGATGCATTACCTGAAGTAATAGCATTTATTACTTGCTGACTGGACAACTTAGTATCACAAGCAATCTGATTTACACTAGCATTAATAGTATTCAAAGCTGTTTGAACAGCGTTGATATCACAGTTCAAAGTAGTTGACAAGTTATTGATTGCATCTTTATTACCATTGATAGCCTACATGAACAGACTAGTATTAGCATCAGTATTCAATTGAGAAGCAAGTTGAGAAGCTTCGCCACCTCTATTACCGAAGCCGTTGCCTCCCCAGCCACCCCAGCAGAAGAAGATCAGGATAATCCAGATCCACCACCATCCGCCGTTACCGCCGAATCCGCCATTGTTATTCATCATAGCCATCAAAGCAGCAGGGTCCATACCTTTATTTGCATTCTGCATTAAAGCAGCCAGACCAGCGTCAAAACCGCGGTCTTGAAGGATAATTTTATCTTCTAACATAATTGATTTTATTTAGGATTGATTTAATTTGATTAATATCTAATATAACGTACAGAACGACCACGTTTAAGTTCATCTTCATAAGGAAACATTCTTTCCTTCTCATAGTCCCTTTCATCGTATTCTCTGTCGTATTCTCTACGTCTACCATATGAAGATCTTCCCATTCTCCCACCTCTACGATAGGTTCCATAAGGTTCGTCATCGTCATCATCTTCATCTTCATATTTGCTGTAGTTTCTATCGAAGTATTCCTCTTCTGCATCTCTCAGCTTGTCACACATTACATAAATATAATAGTACCACATCTTACCTTCGTCAATGTCTTTGTCACTTAACCAAGCTTTAGCTAACTCTACGAAATACTTAGAGTTATTAGAACCTGTCATGTTAACAATTACTTTGTAGTAATCTGAGTAAACCATATTCAGTGCAACATACCAATCATACTTATTGAACTTGCTATCAAAGCGAATTCCGTATTGATTTGCAAGAGCAGAAGTTTCTTCTACAGACCAATGTTGGCCTCTAGATCCGTCTTCGTTTTCCATCTTACTTACAGCTTTACGTGCATGTTCTTCATCAAAGTGAGGACCATGTTTAGCTTCATAAGCTTTTGTACGGATTATTCTATGCATATTATTATTGATTAATATTATAGATTGATTTTATTTACTAATCTCTATTATTCTAGTATCTGTTACTTTGATAAGTTTGTTAGAGTTGTTAATCGTATATTTTCTGTGAATATCTTTTTTAAAATCAAAGTGGAAGAATCTGGCTAGCCACGTCTTATACTTATTACGATATTCTTTCTTTTCTTCTACAAACAGCGTTTGCTAGTTTTTTAAATCTAATGTGGCTGTTAAGATTGAGTCTTTTCTACTTACTATGATAGTTGTTAAATCATTTAATTTTAATTCCTAAGTAAAGTCAACCTCTTTGGTTTTAATTACTGTTTTAACGGAATCTTTAACTTCGGTATTGATTACCTGTGCCTATACCAGATTCTTGTCTTTGATTTTTAATTTCTTTTTAGTATCGTTCAACTATTGTACTATACTATCTCTACTAGTATTAAGATCAGATATGGTTAGTTGTAACGTTCGATTTTCTTTTCTACTTGAATCTAATAACGATTCATAATATTCACTATTATTGGATAGTCTAGCTATTTCCTTGTCCTTCTTTTGTAGCTGCTTGTACATAAAAAAAGCACTTACCGACAGTATACATATGAAACCTATGGTAAGTGCTCTGAAATGTGTTGCAAGCCAGTTAACTACTGATATTATTGCTGTTATCATTGTTATTTGGTTTAAAATCTTTTATATCTAAATCTACTCCTAGATACTTTTCACCTTTAGCTTTGATAACTTTGCCTAGTACTTTTTCTAATACTTTACATATTTTGCAATCCGGATGTAAGTCCTTCATTGATTCTAGCCAGGATATGAATTCAGTTCCACATATCATACCAGATACAAACTCTACGGCATGTAAGTTCAATGAGGTAACTATATGAGTATCTATAACGTATGCTCCTACTATCAACAATGTAGCTTCAAATACTTTATTAATAGTTTTCCATAACTTATAAGACTCGATATGTTTGTGTCCGTATTTCCTTGATACTTTGTAACCTAATATGACATCTATCAGTATAAAACTAGTTGCCGCAATTATAGCTACCTAAACTGGTGCTAAGAAAGATGTTATTCCAGCAAAGCAACTGCTGGCGAATCTTCCTGCGCTACTGAATATACTTTTGAACAAAGTCATTATTGAATCTCCTATATTGTGAATCATAGCAAGTATTTTGAGAAAGTAAAAACCCTGAGAGATTGCTCTGACAGGGATGATATTTTATCTGAGATATATTTTAAAAACGTATGTTATTGTGTTAGGTTTTCTTCTTCTTACTTTTTGATATGTATTGCAATAGCTCTTTATATTTAGTCATTTTACTAAATAAATTACGACCATTACAGTACTTAATCCAACCTATATAACTACATATTTTCTATTGATAAGCACTCTTGTCTAAGTTATCTTTCTTGTTCAATTTACTTACTCTTTTACAGAAGTTCTTCTTAATATGCTTTCTTAACAGAGTGTGAGTATGAAATATCTTATACCCTACGAAATCTATTCCTCTATCGTCAACTTTAAATATTTGCCAATTATCTTTAAAGTTAATGTTAAGCCTCTCTTCTAAGTACTACTTCATATCCTTAAACAACTATCTTAAATAGTCTTTATCACTATGAAGTATTACAATATCATCTGCGTATCTGAAATAGTATTTTATATGTTTTTCTTCTTTGATCCAGTGATCTAGATATGTTAAATATAAATTAGCGAAGAATTGTGATAAGTAATTGCCAATAGGTACTCCCTATGCAGAATCTATTATTTCATCTAATATAACTAATAGTTTCTTATCTTTTACTTTTCTTCTTATTAACTATTTTAATATATCATGATCTATTGAAGGATAAAATTTTCTGACATCTAACTTAAGACAGTATTTTGTATTGGCTTCATCTTTCAGTGCGAACTTAACATCTTTCAGAGCTTTATGTATACCACGATTTTTTATACAACTATAAGTTCCTTTAATGAAGGATGATACCCAAATAGGTTCCATAATATTCATAATAGCATGATGTACTATTCTATCTGGATAGTATGGAAGCTTGAATATTTCTCTTTCTTTAGGTTCATATATCTTGAATATATAATATTCAGAAGTCTTATATTCACCATCTATTAATTTCTTCTATAGATCTAAAAGTAATTTTTCTCTATTCTTATCAAAATTAATTATTTCAGGTCTATGTTGTTTTTGTTTTCTAGCTCTTTTATCTGCTAGATATAAATTGTCTAAAGTTACTATTTTGTCAAATAAATTATTATATCTTTTCATCTGAAGCACCTAAGTGAGTCTTCACCGAAGTTACCAACACACTCGTTTAGG